TATCTGAATTAACTCCAAATAAACTATTTAAATAAGATAAAGCAGTACTAGTCATTTTAACATCATCAATAACTAATACATTCATAGTTTCATCTTTATCTGATATAATAGGACTCTTACCACCATTATCCATACCAAGACGTTTACCCATAGTATTAGCAGTATTAATACCCATTTCTTCAGAAGTTTTACCAGTTTTATAAAATAAAGCAGGATCACCAATAAATAATTGTTGTATATTTAAATTAGCAATAGTAGTATTAATAACATAGTTTTTAAGTATATTATCAAGGTCATCACCTTTAACAGCTTTATAAACCTTATCTACTTTTATATAAGATTTTTTATTATCTTTACTTCTTTTAATAATACCATATTCTTGCCATAAAGCTCTTTTTTCTGATACTAATTTAGATAAGTAACGAGTAACATATTCTATTAATATTGCATCAAATTCAGCAGTTTTTCCAACTCCTTCTACTAATGTACCATCTTCATTCCATAATTCTTTAACATCATTTAATAAAGGAAATGATAAAAACTTTCCACCGCCTTGTTCATATTCTAAATTATTAAATGTTCCTTTATTAGCATTAAAATGATTAATTCTATCTATTTCAGGATAAAATAATATTTTAGCTAATTCTAATTTAGTTTCACTTGGTAGTACACCATTAACAAAAGTATATTCTCTTCTAGGTACTTGTAATATAAATACATTACTTTTATCAGACATAGTAGGATATAATACTTTCATAATAGGAAGACCATTAGCATGAAGTCCTCTATTATAATATAAACCTAATTGGAAGTCTTCTAATTGTTCTGGTGTTAATTTATCAATAACTTTACCTATTTTACTATTTTTATATTTAATACTATCAGCAGTATAGTATTTAAAGTATTTATACATTAAACTATGTTTATTTATACTAACTTCATTAGTATCTTCATCAATTTGATATAAATTAGCTAACCATGTAGAACTAGCACTATAAGGAACATCTAATAAATACTTTAATGGAACAGCATCATCTTTTAAATTAATAAATCTATCTACAACATATTTGTTATTTGCATAACTATATACTGTATCACCGTTACCGTTTTTAAAATTATCATTAAATAAATCATCTCTATAACGACTTACAACAAAAGCTAAATCTTTAAAAGAACTATCATCGTAAAGATTCATAGTAGATAAATCTAAATCATTATCTTCTTCTATCTCTTCATTATTATTAGAGAAAGCAACAATAGTATTTTTAATATTTTTAAAAATACCATTAGATAAAATAAAATGTTGATAAAGACTATATACTTGGTCATCTCTATACATACCATAATTAAGAAGGTTACTATGTACAATAGGTGGAATAACAATTCCTACCATTTCTAACCAATCTTTAACTTTATAAACTTTAGTGGAATCAGCAACAATTTCATTATATAAAGCTTCAAATTCTTTAATGTTATCTGAATTAATTTTAATCTTATTTCCTTCTGTAATAAAAATATCTTTATTTTTAAGATTATTTTGCCACTCACTTAATACTAAATCTGTAACATTTTTAGCACTAGCAAGAGTAGGAATAAAATTATATTCTTTTTTAGTACTATCATAATTAACACTTACATATAAATGATTAGTATGATGTTTACTAAAAGCAGTAACAAAAGCATTTTTAAAATGTGGTTCAGAATCTTTAAGTTTATTAATGATATCATGATAATAAGGTTTACCATCAACTTCTTCTTCTAATAATGCTATCACTTTATCATAAGTTAAAGTAATAGGATTAGTATTAGATTTAGTTAATAATCTATTTAAACTAATATATACCTTATCAAATGGTACAATAATATCATTATTTAATATAGATTTCTTTGGATAAAATTGATTTTCTCCATTAACATCTACAACATTATATTCTTTTATTCCTTCTAAGAAATTTTTAATCTCTTTAGTTAATGAAGTTCTAGGGTCAATAGTATATAAAGCTGTATCTAACCAAGTATTTCTTTCATCTTCTTCTGCATCTTTAACAGTATTATTATTTAATTCATTTTCTGAAGCACTAATACCTTTTTTACTTAATCGTCTTTCAACAGCTTTAATGATTTTAGATTTATTAGCTACGATACTATCTATTTGAAAATTAATAGTATCTATATCTATATCTCTACCCATATTAAAGGCTTGTAAATAGGCATCTTTAAGTCCTTCTAAACCATTTAGAGTTACTTTAACTTGTTGTTCAACATCAATTTTAAATCCTTCTGTATCTCTTTCTTCTAATAATTCAGAATAAATTCTACTAGCAATAGATTCAATAAAATTATTAAAAGTACTAACATTTACACCTTTAATAATAGAAGAATTAGCTAATAAATAATCATGACTATTTTTATCAAGATTATTATCAGCTATTGTATTATTATTACTTTTTAATTTAGAATCATTAGGATTAGCATCAAAATCAATATTATCTATATTAAAAATACTACCATCAGATAGTTTAATATCTTTTCCTTTTGTACGAGTAGGAACACCTTCATTTTCTTTAGCTTCAGCATTAACTTTTTTTGCAAATTCTTCACCTACATTTTCAACAGCTTTAGTTACAGCAAAATTTAATCTACTTTGAATAGTATAAATAGGTTTACCATCTACATCTATTGAAAGATAAGAAGTTAATAAATTATCTTTAGCAAAATCATTATAATTTTCATAAGGTTTTATTAATTTATTATTACTGATTAAAAAAGGAACTTCTTTACTACCTAATTTATTAATATCAACATTAAAATAACTATTTTTAAGATGTTCTCTAAAATGTGCTAAATCTTGTGCTAAAGTTTCTTTACTATAATTTTTAGAACTTCCAATATAATTACTTTTATCATTTAAACCATAACCATAATAAATTATTCCATTTCTAACACTAATAAGAGATATACCTTCTCTAACTGTTTCTAAATAATTATTAAAATCAGTTAAATTTTCAGCTTTAGTATAAGTTAATTGAACAAAATTATTAAGGTATGTTTCAAGTCCTGCATTAGTTAATATATTAACACCATAAAGTTTCTGTATTTCATCTACTAATGGTGTTTTAGTTTTATTTAAAAATAATTCTATTACAGATGCAATACTATCAATATAATCTTCTCTTACTTTAGCACGTCTAACAGGTAAAGCTAATTTCTTTTTACCAAAAGGTATTACAACAACAGTTTTACCCTCATCAAAAGTTGTTCTATTAGCAGTAGCTACAACTTTTTGTGGAGCATAAAATAGTTTACCGGCTTTAGATATAGCTATTTGAACATCAGGCATATTAGTACTAACAGGATTAAGTTCATTACTGTTATCAACAATAGGAACTCCAGGACTTCTTTCTGTTATTTTTGCTACAATTGTTTTATTAGAAGTTAATATATCACTTCTTAATGCTCGTAAAGCTTCTTGATCTTGTTTAACAGCTTCAATAGTAGAATCTAAATTACTTAAGTTTACCCATGATACATCATGTAAATATAAACCTTCTATTAATTCTCCATTAATCATAATACCAATAGGAGCATCATCAATAGTACTATTTTCACGAGTTCTAACATCTCCATTTTCTTCTACAATACTATCTAATGGTACAAATGTTATTTCAGTATCAACATTTAAGAATTTTGGGTCTAAAATTCTCTTATCAAAATTAGTATTAAGAAAATTATTTAAATCTTGTTTACCTACTCTTACAAAAATATTAGTTTTATTATCTGATTCAACTTTAAAAGTATCTTTATAAGATTTAGCTAAATATGCTAATAGATTAGAACCGGTTTCATTGTATCTTTTAAATACAAATCCATTACCTGTTACATCTACTCCATTTAATTTTGCCATATCTCTATAGATAGCGAGATTATCTTTAGTGATATCATCTACTTGAAAATTATATAAACCTTTAGGAATACTAAATATTGCAACTTTATTAAAACGATTAACTAAAGTTTTATTAGCTTTAGTATCATTTAATACTTCTTCATAAGTACCTTCAATATTTTGTTTAGTTGCAACATTATAAATATTCTTAAAAGCAACGAAATTTTTAATAAATGTTTCTTTACCGATAATGCCTTCTATAGCTTCAGAAACTTCTTTAATATCTCTAATGTTAATATTAAGTCCTTCAAGTTTACGTAAAATATCAGTTAAAGCTTGTGCTTGTTTTAATACTTCATTAAAATCAACATTATTATTAGGATTAAAATCCATTGTAGGATTTTCATCTTTAATATCAGCTAAATTACCAAAGAAATCATTAACAGATTGACTTAAATCAAGATTTTTTTGATTAATAGCATTAAGTTCAGCTTTAAGTTGATTTTCAATATCTACTAATGTTTTATTAGTAATGTCTATGCTATCTCCCAATAGAGGATAGCTCTGTTTCATCATAACTGAACCTTGTGCAAAACTTACTCTAAAAGCAGTAATACTAGTAAGTAAATCTTTAACATTAATATTAGGATTTTCAACAGCTTGTTTAATACTATTTAAAGTACTATCTAAATCTGCTTCACCAAAAACAGGAAAATCAATACTTCTTACTGCTCCCGTATTATACTTTTTATCTACTGTTGCAGTTGGCACATTATCAGGTTGTACTACTGGTGCAGGTTTAGGAGTAGGAGTATTAACAGGAGTAGCTTTAGTATCAACTACAACAGGGTCAACTGCAACTACCGGAGCCACAACAACATCTTCTATTGGGGAAACGGCTTTTTTATCAATACTTTTCTTTAAAGCATTAATATCTTTTCTATCTGCTGATTTTTTAGCAATAGTTTTCTGTAATTTTTCTTGCTCTTTTTTAGCTTCTTTATTTTTAGCAATAGCATCTTTAATAAAACCTTGATATTCTTTACTAGTAATATTATCAAAATGTAATTGAATATTACTATTAGTATTTTGTAAAATATCTAATGCTAATACTAATTCTTTAAATTTTCTATAAGTAGCAGTTTGTCTGAATCTAGGCTTAACTTTATTAATACTTTCTCTAGTTAATTCACCATTAACTAAATAACTATCACCAGGAGCAAATTCAGGTTTATATTTAAATCTTTCATTAGCTTCTTGTATTACAGCTAATGCTTCTTCTTTTCTTTGTTTAACTAGTTTTTTAATATCTTCTAATTCTATAGAAGTTCCATAAACTTGGTCGCTATTAAGATATGCTTTACTTTCAATGAATTTCTTTTCAAGAGTTTCAATTGTTTTAATAGCTTCTTTAGCTCTAGTTTTATAGTAATTATTAGTACCTTTATCTTGTCTATTATAAATACCTTTTTCTTCTGCTTCTTCTTCTGATAATTCTTCAAAACTTTTGTATAATTCAATTAAACTATCAGTAGTACCTAATTCAAAGTTTTTAGTAGCTTGATGATATAACAATCTATTAGTTAAATCTTCTACTCTAACTTGGTCTTTAGCTTCTTGTGCTGTAGCTAATTCATTATATAATTCTGTTTCTTCTTGAGCAGTATAAAATACATTAGTAAAATCATTAACTTTATTAAGTTTACTACGTTTTTGATTTTCTGCTATTTGTACCTGCTGTTGCGTATACCTTTTTTGTCTAATACTATTATCACTAATATAAGATTTGTCGTTCCCGACCTTTTTTAAGGCGATTTCCCGTGCTTTCGCTTGGCTTTCCTCACTAGACATACCTTGACTTTTAAACGTTTGATACGCATCAGAAAAAGCCTGTCTATACTCAATATTTTTGTTAATTGGTAGGTACTTTCCGGCTTTGGTTAAAGCTGTTTGTCCTGCACCACCAATAAAGCCTAATATTCCTGCTTCTATACCTTCATCAGTAGCAATATCAGTTAAAGCATCTTTAAATGTGTAATTATCAGCTAATGCTCGTTTTTGTGCAATTAAATTTATTTCTTCTTCTAAAAATTCTTGTCCGCCTTCTAATCCAATTTGTCTAAGAGATTTTAATTTATTTGGAGCATCTATTAATACTCTAGTATTTATTGGAGTTTTAAGAAACATATTAGCACTAGTAATATTTAAAAGAATATTAAGTCTATTAAAATTAATAGCACTAGCAGCAGCTTCTGAAGCTTTTTGTTTAGCCATACTTGCTATTTCGGCATCACTTACATCTTTATATTTCTCATCTGCTCTTAGCATTTTTACATTAGTATTATAAGACTCTTCGAAAGTATCAAGACCTACTCCAAATGCTTCTGCATTATTTAACAAAAATGCATTAGATAAAGTAGTAGCAGTTCTTACACCTTGTTGAGCTCTAGCACCTAATTGAGAAGTTTTACCTAAAGTTTTAATATACTTAGCTAGTTGAGCACCTTTAGAAAAAGTACCACCTGCTATACCTCCGGTAACATAACCCGCACCAACAAATCCTCCTATACTTGTTAATAGGCTTTCTCCTGTTTCAAACCAATAAGCAGGGTCTCCAATATCTAATGATTTACCTTCATTTTCTCTATAGATAGGCATAGCATCTTTAGCACCTTGTTGAAACTCTCTTATTTTTTCTAATAAATGATTACTTACTTGACTTTCATTTTCGTAGTAACTATTTACATCAAAACTACCAATAATATTGGCAGCTACTTCAGGTAGTACATTTACTGCAAGTCTACCCATAGCATTTCTAGCTTGTGCCCAATTACTTTGGGCTCTAGCACGTTCTCCAAAAGCCGCTTCTTTACTACTGATAAAATCAGTATTAAGATATCCGGCTAATTCATCTAAATTTACACCTGTATTTCTTTCTGCTCCTGTTACAACACGATTAGTAGTAAACTTAGACATTCCTTCAGAAGTTCTACGTTTAATTTCTACTGGTTGTTCTCCTAAAGTTTGATTGTCAGTAGGAGTTTCGGTTTTAACAGTATTCCCTTTTTGTTTTTTAGGGTCTGTTTGATTTGTATTATCAGCAGAAAACCCCAAACTATTGTTTGAGGTTAAATCTGCCATAATATCTGCAAGTGAATCCGGTGTTTTATTAACATTAGAATCATTAAAGTTATTATTCATTTTTTATACTTTTTAAAGTTATATTAATCTATATAGAGTCAGTAATAAATTCAGCGTGAATATGTGGTTTTCCGTCAATAGTGTGAGTAAATATTTTAGCAATACCATATTTTTTTAGTAAAGCTCCATCATTTTGTACTTTATTAAAGAAAGCTAATCCTTCTTTATTAGCTCTAAAATCTACACTATGTGCATATTTATGAGCACTATCTTTAGCACTACCTTTTAATCCAAAATGAGTAGCTTCTCCTCTAAATCCTCCATCAATTACTAAGTTATTTTCACTTAAAATTGTATCTATATAACTTACTATATTTTTATGTACATAAGGATATTGAGCAATAGCTGAAACAGCCGAACCATAAGAAGGTCTTAAATCTACTAAATCTTTTTGTGGTACTCTTGTTTCAAATGTTTTAGTTTCTCCTTTACTATTTTTTAATTGAGTAGTATAGTTAACACCACCATACATACTTTTCATAGTATTTAAAGTATTAGCATAATTAAATACTTCTACTGCACCAGTAGGAGTAGTTCTATATCCTTCATCACTTAAATTACTATTATAAGTATTAACATAATTTTGAGCAGTATTAGTTGTTCTGAATTGATATTCTTCTTGTAATAAAGTAGCACCAACTACCTGTTTAATATCAGCAGGAGAATTAAAATAAACAGGTTTATAAGTTGTACTAGTTTCTAAGTCATCTTTATCTATATAGCCTGAATTTCCTTTATCATCAATAGCCCATACTTCATTTCCACTTTCTAGCTTATAATCTACATTTCTTATGTTTCCTTGTCTAGCAGAACGAGCAACAGCAGTAATTCTTAATTTCTCTTCTCTATCTGTTCCTTTATTAAGAGTCCAAGTTTCTGATTCTCCGGCAGGTAATATATAAAGATTTTTAGTATCTAAATCTTTTCCTTCTGGTCTAGTATTAGCATAATATTCTCCCATATTTAAAGCTAAATTCTTTTTATGAGCAGAGTTAGTACTAGCAACATCAGTATATAAACCAAATAAGAATTCTCTGACTTGATCATCTTCTCCGTTATCATGTTTAAATTCATTAGTTGCTACTAATTTAATACCTTTAGCATTAGGACTTTTAGTATCTGAACTAAACCATCCACCTTTAGTAGCCTCTTCTCCTTCTTTAGTTAAAATAACATTAATACCATACTGAATACCTTTATTTCTATCTCTTTGAATTAAGTATTCTGCATTAGTTTTATCCCAATCAATATAAGTGCCAGATGCATCAGGTAAACCATAGTCATTAACTAATACATCAGCAAGTGTTCTACCATCAACTTCAAATTGTTCAGGTGTTGCTTTAAGCGTAGTTTGTAAATTCTTTCTAAATTCTACATATTGTTTACTAGCAGTTTTAGTAGTTTCTCCACTTACCATAAAATAAGATAAATCTTGTGTACCACTTATTCCACCCATTTCTTCAAATGTACCATGTTTTTTCTTCATCATATCTACACCATTAAGCATAGAAGCAGAAAATACTAATTTATTATCACTAACATAATAATCTTTAGGAACACCAAGAGCATTACTAGCAGATTCATCTTTAGCATAAGCTTCTACTACCATACTTTTAAATTCTTCTTCATCAGGAGTATCATAAAATTGACTAAAATTAGTAGAATTTGTTACAACTCTATTAGTATTAATTGCTCCAGTTTCAGTAAGTAAATCAGGTTTTAATTGATTAAGTATAAAACTATTATCTTTTGTATCAGTTCCTAATTTTAAATAAATTCTATTATTTTTAGTATATACTCCTGCGGTACTAGCAGATTTATTTAATTCTTCTTCAGTTTGATAAAAAGATAATTTTTTACCAAATAGTTCAAAAGTTGTAGCATCTATTAGTTTTCCTTTATCTTCTACACTAATACTAGGAGCATTAGAACGAGAACTAGGTTTTTCTAAAATACTAAAATTTAATCGTTTTGCTTCTTCTATTGATTCTGCTTTTCCTTTTTTATAAGTTTCTTCTACATTAAAATTTGCTTTACGAGCTAAGTCAACAGCTTGTTGATTAATTTGTTTTTCTTGTTGTTCAATACCAGCAATTTCTTCATCAATTTTTTGAATATTTTGTTGCATTAATTCTAGTTGAGCAGGTTCCATTCCTTTACCACCATTTTTAATAGCAATTCTATAAGAATTTAATTCTCCTTGAGCAACTAATCTTTTTTCAACAGCTTGTGCTTTTTGAAGTTGTAATTGTTTAACATCAGCAACATCATAAGTACTTTTAACACTAAAAGGCTCAACAGTAATAGCGACATTATTTGCAGTTTCTACTTGTTGTGTAGCATTACTAGCTTTAATACTTTCTAATAATAATTCATCTTTAAGTGTTGTAAGTTCTTCTTGTTTATAGCCAAATTTAGCAACAGGTGCTTCTAAAGCTTTAACTTTTTGAGAACTTTTAGAATATTGAAGTATAATATCACGAGGATTAATTTCTCCATTTCTAATCATGTTATCAAGTTCTTCATTTGTAATAGCAGCATTACCAAATATTTGTTCTTTAACTTTACTACTTAAAATAGAATTTAATGCTTCGCCAGTAGGAGGAATTTGAGATGCTTGAAATTCAGCATATTCATCAATATATCTTTTACTTTCAGGATCTGCTTCTAAATAAGCTAAACCTGCACTAAATAATTCTGCTTCTGAAACTTCTGTATTTGCTACTAATCCTAGATATCCAGGAATTTCTTTATTAACTGTTATTCTTCCTGTAGCAGGATTTCTAGTAATATACTTATCTGCCATCCACCCATCCATAAGTTTAAGAAGTTTAGCTTGAGTATCTACATCGGCAACAATACTACGACCTGTAAAATTAGGTCTAGTAAACGTACCATCAGGTCTTTGTGTTATACCTTTATGGTCTAATTGTGCTCTTTGTTTAGTCCAAGCAGCTCTTTCAGGGTCTAAAATAGCTTTATCAACTTCTGCATTATAAGCAGATGCTTGTTGTGCTTCAGTTATTAATTCGTATCCTCCTAATTTATTATAAAAATCATTAGCATATTGATTAACATCTAAAACTTTTTCTTCATAATTATCTTCATTTATTCCTGCTAAAACTTCATTATGTTTAGCTTTAAGATTATCATAAACAAGTTTAGAGTCCGGATTGGACTCTAAATATGGCATTTGATTAAGTACTCTATCCATTTCATTTTTAGCATTTTTGGTATAAATATAATCATCTTCTTTCTTTTCCATCAATGCTTTTCTTTCATCTATTGGAGGAGCTACATATTCTCTAGGAGTATTATCATAATATAAATCTCCTAATAGTTTAGTTCTTATTGGTTGTAACATACTTTAATTAATTAAAAGGATTATTAGCTAGTCTATCTTTAAAAACATTTACTCCAACATTAGCTCTACCAAAAACATCAGCATTTAGTTTATTTCTAAAATACTTTTTACCTTCAGCAGTAGATTTTAGATATTTATTGTATCTAGGGTCTATTTTAGCCATTGCTTTAGCTCTTGCACCTGTAGGGTCATCTGATAATATTATTTCCATTAATTCTGCATCTCTTAATGTTTTATCTTTTCTTTCAAAAGTTTCAGTAATATCTCCACTCATATCAGCTAAGTTACTAGAAATTCTACTTTGAATATCATTAGCTCTAGTAAACTCCATTAAGCTATTAGAATTAAGAGTATCAACATTTTTACTATTAATAGATTGTCTATTCATAATGTTTTGATTACGTAATCCTGTTTCTATATTCTCTTTTTGTCCTAATATATTATTAGTAACTTCTAAACCTCTTAATCTTGTACTAGCTACATTTGCTCTAGCTACATTACTATTAGATGTATTAGCATAGATATTATCTACCATTGCTCTTGTTTGTCCTTTTACTTCAGCTAATTGTGGATTAACATTGTAATTAGTATTAATTCTTTCAGCTTTAGTTAAAATAGGTTTAGGTAATTTAGGACTAAAAGCAGTTAAAGCTGCATTTCCTACATTATCAATTAATGTAGGAGCTAATTCTTTCATAAAATTAAAAGATTCTTCTTCTCCTATTGTTTCATCAGGAGAAGTTCCGTTTGCATATTTTTTAACTTTACCTCCATAAGCAAGATTATCTAATTCATTTTGACCTACTACCATTTTAGCCATTTCTTGTTTTTGTGTTAAAACTTCTTCAGCCATATTAAGTCCTGCTAATTGACGTTCAATAGTATTACGAGAAAGACTATCTTTAGTTCCTTCTAATTTTTTATCTAATTTATTTCTTTTAGCAGTTAACTGTTTCATACGTTTAGCAAAACTTACTCCTTTTTCATCAGTAAGTTGCTCACTATAAACCATATCAGTTCCATCCCCTTGTTCTACTAATACTTCTTCATCTTCTACTTCTGCAATAGGTTCTCCTTGTTGATATAAAGTGATACCGTAAGAATTATCAATTCTTTTTTCTGAATGTTTATTACCTTCAGCTACTGCAACACCATCTCCAATTGGCTTAAGGTTTCCGCCTTTTGTTTGATATTCCCCAATAGAGGTTGTGTTCTGTTTATTAGGTAATTCACCACCACCTGCATAATAATCAACATAATTACCATCAGTATTATAATCAACTAGGTCTTGAGCATCACTAACAGACTTCTCTTTCCACATTTGATTTAATGCAGAGCTTCTAGCTTTAACAGCAGCATTTTTTTGCATAGCTCCTTGAATTAATCCCATTCCCATATTAACTCCTGCACCAATTATAGCAGGAGCAATATATCTTTTTTTACTATTTAATCTTGGTTTTTTCATAATGTTTATTGTATTTATTTTACCACCATTTTCATAAATAGGAGTAATTGTTCTTTTACTACCTTTATCAAGACTTATATTATCAAAATCAGTTACTTCTTCTGTTCTTGTCCATCCTCCAAATTTACCTCCACCTTGTGTTTCAACTCTATAACTTTTAGGTATTCTAGCTATAGGAGTTAATTCAGTAGTTTGTATACTTAAATTAGAATTAAATGGTTTAATATCTAATGGTATTGTAGATATAGGAGTTTGTTTTACTCTTGGTACTGCTATTTCTATAAGTTGTGTTGGTTTTTTTTGAAAAGTTTCATTTAACACCATTCCCCTACCATTACTTTCTTTAACTTGTTTACCTGTAGTAGTATTTGGTTTTCTTGTATCTTTTACTATTACTTGTTGTTGTGGTTTTTTCCAAAAAGGTAAAGTAAAAATTAAATTATTCTTTATTCCTTGAGCAGAAGCATATATATTTGTTTTATGTATAGGTTTTATTTTATTAAATTTATTTTCAACTTGTTCATGATAAGCAATATCTTTAAAACTATTTCTTGTATTGTCATCCAATTTATGTAAAAGTTGTGATGGGGCTTCTCCTAACTTTCCATTTAAATAATCACCTACATATTTTTTATTTCTATTTCCATAATTATACAAATTTAAACTATCTTGGTAAGCTTTATATCTAGGGTCATTTTTATCAGAAACTACAATAGGTTTCTTTTTTTTATTTTTATTAGGTTGTAACATATCTTATCTTTTATCAATTAAACTTTTAACATTAACTTGATTAATATATACATCATTAGTATTACTATTACTCATAATAAGCCGTATTACTACAAATGTACCAATAAATTTTGATTTATCAAAGAAACTTTTGTTAATATTTATATTACTTTCAATTACTGAACCAACACTATCTACTATTGGGGAAGATGCAGAAACTACAACATCTCTAAATTCATTGAAATTCCAAACTCCTTTAACATTTCTACAATTATTAAATTGTTCTAATGTAATAACACCGCTACATTGATAGTCAGTATATAACATTATTTTATCAATAGTACTATTATATAAAGTAGCTCCAGCAATAGTCTTAACAACAGATTCCCATGTAACTGCTTTATATAATTTACTTAAATCTAATCTACTATTAAATATTAAATCTACATAACTTTCATAATTTGTTTTATAATAATATCCTCTATTAACAGATTTTTGATTATGAGCATAATTACTAAAATTAAAAGTAATAGCAAATTCAGAAATAGTATTATTATAAAAACTAAATAAACCTAATTGATTAAAATAATAAGCATTAGGATAATAATCATGTTCACATACCCAAACTTTATCATATAATTGAAAAGATAAAGTTTTACTTAAATTATTAAAGTAACGCTCATCATTATATATTAGTCTTTTCGGATAAGGTATTTCAATAGCAGGATAATCAAAAGAAAAACCAATAACATTATTACTAGTAGAAACTAAAACAGTACTATTAAAAATAGTTAATACAAAATAAGGAGTATCAATTCCATTATTACTAATAGTTAAATAATAGTCTTCATCTTCTATTAAATTAGCTTCACTTAATTTTAAATTTATATAAGTTATATAATTATCAAATGTAGCAAAACGATTAATACCAATTAAAACATGATTAGGGTCTGTTACTACATTTACAAATATACAAGTAACATTAAATAATTGAACATTATTAATATCTCTATAATTTAAAAAAGTAGTATTACCATTTAAAGGTTGACTATTTACATTAACTTGAATACCATTAACTAAACTTGTTTTACTATAATAAAATTCTCCATCAAATGTATAAGTAAAAGGTCCTACTTCTTCATCATTTTCTACTAATTCAGGAAACTTAAATTCATATAATTTTTTAGTAAATAATAATCTATTATACTTTTCATCATATCCTACTAAATGTCCTATACTATTAAAAGGATTATCAACTCTTTGATGTTTACCAAATCTATCTTCTTTATAAAAACCTTTTGTATCCCAATTAGCTTCAAACCAATTAATAACATTTGCTTTAGTTAATTCAGTAAATCCTTCACCTATTAAAAATATTTTACCTTTAATTTGGTCTACAACTACATAACCATCAGGACAAACAATACAAGCAAATTGATTAGTACAACCAATATAACCTTTATTAGTATTAAATTTAATTTCATCAGGTGTTCTATCAAAAATATCTCCTTCTCCTAAATAAGTAGTACTACCATCTGTATTAAGTTTATCTTTTAAAGTTGCTACAAATAAACTATATTTTTGTTGAATAAATAATTGTTTATTAGTACCTCTTACAGCTACAACCTCTCCTCTGTCATTAAGCATTTCATAATAATCATTAGCTCTAAAAGTTCTTAATGCATTAGTTTGTAAATTTTCATTAGGTATTTTAATAGTTCTAGCAATTCTAAAAGGAAAATAATCAATAAAAGGAATACTACTATTATTAGAAACAGCAACAATTAAATCATTAAGACTTCTTTGAATATCTTTATTAAAGAAATCCATAGTATAATTAAAAGTATTTACTAAATCAGATTGAGAACCACCACCACTTAATATATATTCAACAGTATAATCTCTATCTTTAGTAATAAATACATTTGAATTATTATTAATTCCCCATATACCTTTAATAAATAAATCATTAAACCTCATTCTACCAAATATAACAGTACCAAAAGCAATAGATATAGGAAAACGTATAATGTTATTTGTAAATACATCACCATTATCATATAACTTTTTATCACTATTAGTTAAAGGAACTCTACCCAAACTAATAAATTCAGTAGGATTAAATCCGACATAAACATTAGTAAGAAGATTTAAAATAGTAGCACTTAATGTTATACTATATGCAGCATCTTCAAAAGCTGCACCATAATCAACTAATGTATCGTATAATCTAGTATCAGAATTAAATACTTCTATGGATGGAATTACTACATTTTCACTTATAACTTCTGTTAATAAAGGATTCCATTTAGTATCCGGTAAATCAGTATATCCACCTGTTTCTGTTTGTAAAGAATTTTTAGCTTTAAGTAAAATAGTTTCTTCTACAAACATTGTTTTAGCTTCAATATTATTTCCGGGAAGGTATTCAATATCTTTAATTACTGCATATTTTTGTTCATCACTTATTTTAAAAAATCTATTTGGGTCAAAGTATATATTAAAACTACCTCTATCTTGTGGGGTTAACTCAGGGTCACTAGGATAAATAACTCTACTATGATAAACACCATAATTAGCTTTAATTAATTTAGAATTTATTTCTGTTTTATAATTATATAAAGTTGAACTCCATATTTTACTAAAACCATGTTGTAAATATCTATATCTTAAAGTATTACCATCAGTTACAGGGTCATCAAATGTAGCAGTAATGAAATCACGATTAGTACCATCTATATTCATTGCAACAGTTATAGCATGATGAATAAAAGGAATATCTTCTACTAGTCTATCTCCAACTTTTCTTTTTACAATTAGTATTCTATATGCTTGTAATTTTTCTTTTACTTCAGTAGGAAACATAGCATCAAAATTAGGAATATTAACTCCAAATTTAGGAACTTTACCATAAAATTTATCAGCAGCAGTACCATATTCTTCTCCTGTATTTTTATGTGTTCTACCTAAAATACAAGGAACTTTATCACTAATTGCATCTAATCCAGGAACTCTAAAATATCTAATAGGTTCTCCTCTTAAATCTACTCCAGTACTAAGACCACTACTATTAAAATCATCTTTATTAGGATATACTTCTTCATTTTCCCAATATCCCCAATCTAATTCATTATGAGCAGGATTATTTTCTACATATGGAGCACCAATAGTAAATTTTCCTGAATTTAGTATATGAAAATTTCTATATACATCAGGAGTTAATTCACTTAGACCTAAAGCATCTAAATCACTTTGAGTTAATATATCTCTTTCTCCTACTAAGGCTTCTCTACCTATTAAAGGATAAGCTCTACCAAATTCACCATTTAACCATTGTGGTTGAAAATATAAAGCATATACTTCATCAGGAGATAAAGTAGGATGTGTAAATTTTTCATCTCCATCATCATCAGAAATAAAGTGTAATTTAGGAACAAGAACATTAACATAAGGTTGAATAGATTCTTCTGTTTCAACTGCTAAGTGTCCTGCTACTATTTGACTATTTTGAGTAGTAAGAGATTTAATGCGAGAATAAAATATAGTAGGTACTACTAAAGCATCTATAGTGGTAGTAATAAAATTACTAAAACTACTAATATTATATGTTAATTCTTGATTAGCATAAGAAATAGCATTACTTTCATATGCAACTAATCCATTATCTGTATTAACTAATAATCCTATTTTAATTTTACTAAAGTTACTATCTAATTCAGTTAATTTAAGTATTACTGTTCTTCTTTCTTCTTCATCCCATTCATAGATAGGATAAGCAATATGATGAGCAGGATAGTAAGGAGTAGTAGATATTCCATCAGATAAAACATATGCAAAAGTAATATAAACTAAATCAATTGGAACACTTGTGTTAGCTCCATATGAAATTGCTATATTACCTTCTAAAGTTTTAACAAATAAATTTAATAAATTTACATCTTCTGGATTAACTAATTCATAATCTCCATCTAAATCAACGCCAATATTAGTTAAATTAATTAATTTAGGAGTATTACTATCAAAGCTAACACCATCACAAAAAGTAACAATTAATTCTTTTTTATAATTATAAAAAAATACTCCTTCAATAGGATTACTAATATTAAATCCTAAATAAATAGTTTTAATAACAGGAATATAAATTAAATCTTCATTATCAAAATATCCTATTCTAGAAAATTCACCTTCTATACTAAATACAACAGTTTCTTCATTAGTACTTATTACCCCAATTAGTTCTCCGGGAATATTAACTTGTTCAACAAATCCATATTCATTAGATACAGATGTAAAACCTTTTGTTAATAGTATATTACGAGCAAACTCCCACATTCCTGTAGGAGTCTTAACTCTAGTAGTATCTCTACTTAAACCTTTAAATTCTTCCATATTCTTTATTTTAATGTATATAATTAAGAGCTCTTAAATCACCTAATATACTATTATTCCACATCTCAGTAAATTCCTGATATTCTTCTAAGTTCATCCAATTCACACTATTTCCAGCACGAGGATAATGTTTTTCCCATAATTGATAAGCACTATTATAATCAAGTATAGGATGTTTATATCCTGTTAATGCTAATCTCATTATACAATAATATTCAAGTGCTTGAAGAAAATCAGCATCAGAAGGTACTAAAGGAAACCCTTCTTCATCACAAGGTAAGCCTTTATAAACAAGTATTACTATTCCTTTTTCAAAAGTTACTTCAATAAATCTTCCATTTGTAGTACCATAAGCTGTATCATGAATAGGAGCTTTAATTGCCTTTCCTATCAATGGGTTATTTCTAATAATTAATCTACATAAATTAGTAGCATTAGATTCATCATAAAGAGTTTTACCTACCCAAAAACTATGAGCATGTTCAATATCACAAGGTAATTGTCCTTTATGATTTATAATAGGAATACTAGCATCTTTATTAATATAGTAATCAGGAATTCCTATTATACTAATAGCATCTTCTATCATTTGTGGAAATAAATGACTATAAGAAGTGCTATCAAGTCCATAAATAGTAAGGAGTCTACCTATAAAATTCTTAGTTGTAATAAATTTAGTTATCATTAGTTACAAGATTAAAACGATTATTAAATTGTTCATCAGTTAAACTTTTCTTATATTCTATTAATTTAGCTACTGAACCATTTTGTCCTCTAAAAGGAATAAAAACATAGTTTCTAACATTACTTATAAGAGCAGCAGGAAGTAAATTATATTTCCAATCAAACCATAAATCTCTACCTTTATAATACTCTAACCATTTTACACCTTTATAAGACTCTCCTTGTGCTTCAAATTCAGCTTTATAATAAGGAATATTTCCGGCTTCTATTATTGCTTCTCTATTTTTTAAACTTTTACCCCAATCTATTTTCTTTTTATTATTTCTATAAGAAACAATATTAATAGTTCCTATAAAATATTCAGTAAAAGTATATCCTTTTTCAATAAGAGCTTTTACTATTAATATATTAAGAGTTCTTAATGTAAAAATAAAGATATTAAGAGTAAGTTTTTGTTTAGTTAATTCCTTAATTTTTAATTCTTTATTTTTAATAATACAAACATTACTATAATGTGTTTTAAGTTTTATGTTTGCTAGTTCTTCAATAGTATTAATAGGAGTTTTTATTGTTTGTTCTTCCCCCAATAGAAGTTGTTGTTTGTTCACAACGTTAGCTAATTTGCCTTTATTACAATCAATAAAAGTTTCTATATCTTTATTAAGTTTTTTATACTTATTAATTTCTTTTTGAAGACTTTCAATTTCAAGATTAACTTTTACGTTATTTAATTTGTATATTGTTTCAGCTGTTATCATCTGGTTTTATATTTACTTGTTTACCATCTTTAGGTTCTAATCGATATTCACCACTAATAATACCTGCATGAAGTTGCATTAACATATCAACACCTATTGGGAAAATAGCATCGTCAGTAAAACCATCAGTAATAGAACATACTTTATATGCTTCTCTTGGGTCTTCAAATACTCCACGTATCATAACATTACATAATTTTAATGTAGCATTAATATCACATAAATTAAGATTATTAATGATATATAAATATCCATTAATAACAGTATAATAAATAGTATTAAGTTGATATTTCATACCTACTAAATAAGGAAATCTATCTAAAGTAGTAAAAACAAAACTTTTAGTACCTTCAATACTACCAATATAAGAATAAGGTGCTATATGAGCAGTTTTAGTTCTAATTGGTAAAGGTATTCTTTTTCTACTTTTAAGAATTTTATATTCATCTTGTTCTGCAACATTAGGACAAATAGCAGAAATACAAGAAAAATCAGCACCAAATTCAGTTAAAAGATTAACTTGTTCAAATTGAACAGTAATAGTTTGAGCAAAATGAATATCAGATAGATAATTTCTATCAATATCATCTCTTAAAAATTTAGCTCTCCAATTAATAAGAGTATTTTTAATACTCTCACGTAATGTTTGATTAAATTGGTCACCTAGTTTATAAGCAATATTTTCTGCTTCTTTGTTTAATGTTGTCATTATTAATATGATTTAAAATAATTTAACTAATCCGACTTTAATAGCACCAGTATTTCTAATATTATTACTATCAAAAGTATTAGTATTCCACTGATAACCACCTTGTATTTGCCAATTTGATTTACTTTGATATACTCCAAATAAACTAAAATCTTTATTAAAAGTAGCATCTGCTCCAATACCTAATTTAACTTTAGGTTCTTCTGATAAAGTTTCAGTAACAGTTTCTTTAATAGTAATATATTCTTTTACTAATATAGGGAATTTAGGTTTATATTCCAAATTTTGTTCCACAATTTCGCAATTCCTTGCGTCTATCACTGTTTTTATCGTTCCTGATATTAGAGTATCATTTATAGGGTTAAAGCTCGTATAAGCCACAGGAATCGATATGGGAGCATCTGAACCGGAATTTTGCGGTTTTACTTTCCATTTTATAAGGTAATTTGTCACCGTATCACGTTTAACAATAACATCAACATTAGTAACAAGTTTATTATATTTAAAATAAAGAGTATCATATTTAACACTAAGAGTATCTATTGTAGTAGTCATTTCTCTTTTAGTATATCCTCCTAATAATTTTATAATATTAGGTCTAAGCCAATCTTTAGCTAAATGAAATAATAGTAATAATAACAATACTATTACTCCGGTTCTAATAATCTTTTTATATTGTGTATATACAGGAATGTTCATAATTAATTTACATTAAGGTTAATACTTTTTTCAACATGATTTTTATCTATAAAATTTAAAATAGTACATATAATTTTTCCTAATTTAGTAAGAGTTTTATCTCTTTTGTTTTTACCTAATGCACTACTAATAGTTTCTTTAAAATTACCAAATTGGTAACCTTCTTTTGTTATTAGTAGTGTATTAAGTAAAGTTCTAAAGTTATGATTACCAAATCTATCTATATCAATAGCAGTTTGTTTAAAATAACCATTAAATACTTTCCAAGTACAACCATATTTATATAATACTACTATTAGGTTTAATAGCGTTAAAGGATTAAATAGTATTATTGCAATTATGTACAATAGTATTCCCATATTAAGCTAATTCCCAAGCAGCTCCATATACTTGGTCTTGATTATTAATTAATAAATGTCCTAATTCTGCATATTTAGCTCTTCTACTACTACCTGTTTCTATAATGTTATACATTTGGTCTAGTATATTAGATACATAGTCTGCTTGAGCAAAAGAATAAGTAATATCTTTATAAGCTCTACCATCGGGCTGAATAATAATAACTTTTTTAGTAAAAGTTTGTTTTTCCATTTCACCTAATTCATTTGTAACCTCTTGTACATAAGATATATTATAAAATTCTACAATTTTAAGTTTGTAAACTTTTAAATTATCTATTGCTAGACGTTCAATAATTTCCGCATAAACAATAACAGCTTGTTCATTTGGATTTCTTCCGTAAACTTTAACGGGAATAACTGTCTTTACCATAATGTTTAAATTAAGCAATAGGAGAAAGTCCTATTGCAGTTAAATAATTGTTATATGCTGTTCTAAATAATTGTCCATCTACTACTACTTCTGCACCCATTGAATAATATTTATACCTTCCTGCATTATTTCTATTAAGAGAAGCATAAATCCATTGTTCTCCATTATAAATAGAAGTTGAATTTGCAGTAGTATTTAATACAGTAGCTTGTTTAATTAGTGTTAAATTTGTTGAATTTATTCTATTTATTGCTACATAACCATAACCTGACGTATCTAATGAAGATACAGGGTTATTAGCTCCTTGATTCACTCTTAGCTCAGTTGTTGAACTTCCTAATCTAATAAGATTATTAACTGTAGCTTCGGCAGAATCTAAATAATTATTAGTACTTACATAACTATGTATTACTACATCTCTACTTGCATTATTAAGAGTATATTGATTAATCCCAACACTAGGATTAAAACCTGTTCTAATATAATATGTAAGAGGTACAGATGCTCCTTGAGGAATACTACCAAAGAATCCAATAGCATCATATTGTAAAGCACTATAAGAAGCACTTGTTTGTTGATAAGGTCTTAATCCATATCCTTCAGTTAATTGAGCACCCCATAACCACATAGTACCTAAAGTAACTCCTCCTGATATTCCAAAATTAATATTAGTTCCTGTTGCTATTATATCTACACTACATCTATAAAAACCATAAGACTCTGCTGTTATAGTTGCATTAATACCATTACCTATAGCTGTTGCAGTAACAGTAGTTAAATTAAAACTAGCTCCATTAGGAGAATTTAATTGGTCTCTTAATAAAACAATATCTTTAGTACCTGCTTTAGCATAGATACTTAAGTTGTATTTATTACCTATTAAAATAGAGTTTATTATATTAGTAGTACCTTGTAATCTTATAGTAGTTGCAGTAGCTGTAAATAGGTCTGCTGTTAAATTTCCATCAGGAGCTGTAGTATTATTTGCTATAAAAGTACAGGATATTCTTGACCAATTACTGTTTTCAAATTCTTCACTTCTAGGAAGTAAATTATAATATAAATTAACTTCTTGTGCTAAAGCACCGCTAGGATTTTTCCAATTAATCATTGAAAATCTTCTACAATTAATATCATTATAACAAAAGTTAAGAATTAAATCTCTTTTACCCCAATAACCACTTGCTTTCATTGCTTCTATAAGAACATCTATAGATAATAAAGTAGCTTCAGCAGGAATAATAAATCCTTCTAAATTAGCTCTATTAATTATAGCTTGTAATTCACTAGAATATCCTGTTCCTGTAAATTGTAATAAAGTTCTGTATCTAGTACTCATAATATTAAGGTTCTTGTATTATCCAACATTCAACTCTAGCAGATTCACACCATTCAGCGTAAATAATATTATAGCTATTTATTACATATTCTCCATTAAGAATTACCCAATTAATAGGAATTGGATTATGACTACATTTACTATAAATTTTTTGTATTATTCCAATTCTAGCACCTACTAATGAATTAGTTAAAACATTATTAATATAATTACTTGGTGTACCATATTGATATTCTTTTTCAAAATTTATAATATCTGTATTCAAAATAATAGGATATCTTTTAAAATCTAAAGTAATAGAACCATTAGTGTCAGCAGTAATACCATTTATATCTGTCACTAAATTTTCTCCATTACTCTTTGCTACATTAGCACCAATTAAATCTATTACTCCATCTGTAATAGTAATAGCAGCGACTAATTCATCGCTGCTATTAAAAAATTTAATGCTTTTGTTGTATATCTCGATATCTTCTTTAAATTTAACAACTTCTTCTATTGTATAAAAATCTTCAAATATTACAAGTTTTCCTGCTTCTGTAATACCTATTACTTTTACATTTTTAGTAGTAGAAGTTCTATCATTAAATTTAATAATATCAGGAAATTTAATTTCCCCTTTGAGCATCTTAATGAATTTTAACATTTCTTAGATTTTTAAGGATAAATATGTTCACCATATAAATCAATATTAGCAGAAACTATACCATCAATAGTACATCTTGCGAGTAAATCAATGTTATTTTCATCACTTAACCATTTGTAATCTTCATAGTTATCAAAGAACCCATATTCAATAAGAACAGAAGGCATTAAAGTAGCTCTAAGAACATACAAATTTGCTTCTTTATCTAAATCTTTATCCGTAGTATCAGTTCTTAATTTTCTATGAGGTAACATACTTTTAATTCGTTGTAATATATGTTCAGCATATATATCAGATAAAGTTTGTCCTATAGAAGTAAAAATTTCAGTTCCTTCTGCTTTTCCTGTAGGACTAGCATTATTATGTACAGAAAGAAAAAACATACTATTTTTACTAGGATGTTTATTAGCTTTAGCAACTCTTTCTGTAAGAGGTACATCTAAATGATTAGAAGGTAAAACACTATAAACTACATTAAATCCTGCTTCTTTAGCATATTTAGCAAGAGCTATAACATATTTATTGTTTTCTACACCTTCATAAACCTTTTCCCCATTAGGGAAACTTGCTCTTTTTCCGGGAGTAACATAATTTCCATTTTTATCAAGAGTTCCATGTCCTCTATCAAGCATTATCGTTGTTATCATTTTCTTTTGATTTTATTATGTTAATACAATCTTTTTCTTTTTCTTCTTTTTCTATTCTTTCTTCTTCCTTTATTCTAGCTTTTCTTTTTGCATATGCTTCGTCTATTTTAAATCCTGTATAAACAATAGAAAAAGCTAGAACAAAAGTAGTAAAAACATCATTAATATTAGCATAAGCAAAAACAAGACTAATAAAAGAAATAAATAAAGCCTTATATTCAAAGAAATCTAAATTATTCATTTTCAACATTGATTTTTCTTTTATTTTTACTAACATCTTTAACTAAATTAGAAACTCCTAATCCAAGAGTAAAAAAAGCTGCATTAGAATTAGTAATATCTAGACCTAAAAAAGTTTTAAGAAAACCTGCAGTTTCAGGTTCTAAAGTTATAACTAACCCTATAAGAATAATAGTAATACAAGACCATAACCATTTATATTTATTATCTTTTAAAAAATAAATAATATTAAAAGTATTAGTTTGTATATAAGGTAAAGCTTTAAATAGAGTATATATAATTATACCTAATAAACTTAATAAAAGTTTTATTGCAATATCCTCCATAATTCGTTTGGTTAAGTTTATTAATTATTTTACTACCAAAAATAAGGTAAATACAGCTAATAGTGCTCCTGCACAACCGACTGCAATATCATTAAAATCAGTTCCTTTTTTAATTGTAATACCATCTGCCTGTTCTATGGCATCAAGACGTTCTTTAAAAACATTAATCATACCTACCATAATAAAAACTATAATAGCTATTTCATAGGGTCTTAAAGTGTTTCTAAACATAGGTATAAAATATATGATAATAAAACCATATACACCTAATACATAACTCCATGTAAAATGTAGTTGTTTATCTATTGCATAAACATACAAAAGATTTCTAATAAATTTTAGTGCATTTTTCATCTTTTTAATTTTAAATTAATTAATCAGTTATTATTATTTGACAAGGAGCAATATTACTAACATACCCATTTACATCAGTAAAAGTATAATAAAATAATACACTATTAGGAAAAGGAATAGCATTATTAATATCATAAAGATATCTAAATCTATCATTTAATTGACCAACATTATAATTAAGAACTAAATTTTGATTAGCACTTAATGCAGGTAGTCCTTCAACTTCTAATATACCTGCTGCAGGTAAAGTAATAATAGTAATAGAAGTAGGAAGTAAACCTTGACTATGTTGATAATTATTAATTAATAATTGCATTAAATTTACTGTTTCTCCTGTATAAAATCCATTACTATCAACTACTGTTAAAATATAAGCAGTGTTTAAGATATTAATAGTAGGAACATTAGAAAGAATAGCAATATTAACTTCATAAGTATAGGTATCTCCATCATTAATAATAGTTAATAATAAACTAATACTTTGTCCATTTTGTACAAATGTTAATGTAGGAGATAATGTAGTAGCATTAGTAAGAACTACACCATTAGGTGCAGCTCCAACAAAAGTCCATAAAATAGAAGATGTATTAACATTACTACTTTCTACTGCAATGATAGTAGCTAAGCTAGTACCAGCAGGTAAAACTACTTGATTATTAACAACCGGAATACTATTAACAGTATTTATACTTGCTGAATAAGTAGCTGCTTTATTTTTAACAACAGTAACAATTATATTACCATATGCTCCAAATACATCAGAACCCTCATCAGATACTTGAAATAATAAGGTATAAGTTCCAACAGATGTAGTACTAGGAACATTAATTCCTAAATGTCCTTGAACAAAAACATCATCATAACTAATACTAGCTCCTGCAGGATAAGCAATTTCAGAATCAAGATTAGATAACAATACTCCTGCTGCGAATAAATTAACAATTTTAAGATTCTTTAAAGCATCATTTTCAGGATCAACATATCCATCTAATATATTTTGAATAGGGACAGCAACAGTTGCATTTTCTGTATTATCAATAATCATAGTAACACTACCAACTTTAATAGGTGGCTGATTTGCTAATCCAAATTCATTATCACTGATTACAATACTAATTCCATTTCCTGCTCCAAAGGTATTACTTCCACTATCAGAAATATTATAAGGAATAAAAAAAGAGCTAATAACATCAGTTTCATCTACTTCAATAGTTAAATTTCCTGCAATAATATCTTCAAATGAAATAACTTGATTTTCTTCTACTTCAACATCAGATAATAATAGTCTAATATAAACAGGAAGAATAAAAGTATTAATTCTTATAGCATTAGGAGGATTATTTTCAGGGTCAATATAATCAACAAGAAAATTATTACTAGTAAGTGTTACTACTTGTGTAGTCACTTGTTCAGTTTGAAATTGAGCAATAACTAGACTTGCTTGTGTAGGAGGTAAATTAGAAACTACTATTGCTTCATTATTTTCATTTGCAATATCTTCATAGATTTCTTCTAATTCAGAAAAAGAAATACCTAATACATAAATACATTCTTTAATAGCTTCAATATCATATAAGGTATCTAATGTAGTAATTTGTAATTCTGTTAAAGCAGGATTAGTAAATTTTTCACTAAAATAAGCACCTAAATAATATAAAGCTATATAATATTTATATAAAGTAACATTACTATATGGTTTACCTTTTAAAGAAATTTGTAATAATTGTTTACATAATTCTTTATTTAATTTACAATATTGAGTAGATGTTACTAGTTGTATAAAAGTAAATAGACTATCATTACTTACAACATAAGTATTAATCATTAATCCCCCTAAATAATATTTATAGGTTTCTAATGTATTAAATAAACTTTGATGCTTTAAACAAATTTTAGCTTCTTTACTCATACAATCTCCATCATTGCAATTATTACAATTACATTTATCACATAATAAAGATTTAATATCTTTAATTAAAGATACTCTAATATTACTATAATGATAAAATCCAATAAAATCATCAGGGTCTAAACTAGAACCAAGACTAGGACTTACTATAAAAGATAATTTATATTTACCATCTAATACAACAGGAAGAAAAGTAAATTGTTCAAATGTTACTAAATTTCCGGTAGCTATTAATATAAAAACATTAGTATTACAATCATGCTTATATAAACTATAAGTAAGTGTAACACTATCATTAGTATTTTTAATAACTTTATAAGTATCAAGAGATTTAATTACAGTATAATTAATATTATTTATTATATTATTCATATATTTTTAAATTAAAAAGCTACTGATAATGAATATCAGTATCAGTAGCTTTAGGATTAACAACAAAATAATATCAAATTATTCAACAGGAGTTTCATCAATATATGTATCTCCGGATAAATATCTTAAAAGTGTTTCAACTGTATCTATTACAGCAGCTCCAGTAGGAAATGCAATAGTAATAGATTGTGTACCGACACCCATAGTAGAACTTGCAGTAGGAGATTCACCTTTCCAAGTAATAACAAGTAAATCATAATTTTGACTTGCTACTGCTTCTGTAGGAGCATTATACCAAAGGTCTGTTAATTTTTCATAACCTTGATTACCAAGATGTTTAGAAAAATCTTTTTCCAAAGCTACAATATCAGCACCGTAACCATTACCAACAACAGCAGCAGTAGGATTTGTAATTAGTGTTCCTTCGAACATACCATCACATTTAATACTAATATCAGCTTCTCTTGTTAAAGCAGTAATATTAATAAAATAATTAGAACCACTATTAGCTAAAGTAGCAGAAAAGAATGGGACAGAAAGGGCACTAGCTTGTGTATTTAAATTAGCAACTACTCTTGCTAAATATGTAGCAGTAGTTTCAGCAGATTTTTTAGTTACATTACTGGAAACTCTTTGTGTATTAATATTTCTATTATAAGATTTATTAAATACAGTAATTTCTCCTTCTCCGGTAGTTTCAACATTTAATCCTGTTGTACCATCTGCTAATCTAAATACAGGTAATACTGCGGCAACATAATCTTTTTTAGTAATACTTACTATATTACGTCTTTTAATTATTGCAGATGTTCTAAATTTACCACTTGTTAATTTAGTAGTAAGACAAAAAGCATCTACACCAACACAATCAGCAGGGTCTTCTAATACAACATTATTAGTACCAAGAACTATTAATTCTCTAGCAGCTAACCCTTCAATACTTGCAGTTGTGGAAGCTTCTTTAGTTCCTACTGCACTAATAACAAATACATTTTCCATAAATTTTTAAATTTAATTATTCAACAAGACTATTTTCTCTAATAAACTTTTCATAACCATCATCAGAAATAATACCTTTTAAAGTTCTAGCAACATTATCAATAACTTCTTCAAGAGCACTATCTGATATATCAGTATTATGATTCAAAAATACATCAACTTTTTTAGGGTTACAAAGATATGTTAAATTTACAGTACTAAGTATAACAGTATCCGTTATTGGAAAGATAACAACTTTATCTCTAAGGTAAGCAATACGACTATTATCTTTATTACCTGATAAATTAGAATGTTTAATAGACGTTTTAAATTCTTCATCTACAATTCTTACTTCTGCATCTAAAGTGTTAGCTAATTCATAAACATTATAAGTTTCTTGTACTTCTTCTACTGTTATGTCCGTTTCCCCAATAGAGAAAGTTGTTGTTGAGTTTGTGTAACTTGCAATAACAATTTTATTATTAACTTTATCATATGTTACTTCAAAACCAATAGGAAGATTTCGTTCAATAAGACTTATAATAAGATTATTATAAATAAAAGCTTTTTTATAAACACTAACATTATCAGTAGGAAAATACTCATCAGGAAGTGTAGCAGTGTCTACTAAAGTAATAGTATCATCATCTACTTCTAGTATAATAAGTATATCACTTATATCATCCAAACCACTATCTTCTATTGGGGGAAGGTATGTAAAATACTTTACTTTCTCGACAGTTTCCACTGTTTGACAATTACAACAAACAGAGGCTTCTGCACTAATATAATATAAATGATTAAAAGGAAGCTGAATAACAGCTTCCTTTTCATTTAATTGTAGTACAGGAACTTCTATTGTTTTTACTAAACTATTAACATCTAAGATACGTTTGATAATATCGTAAGCCCCTTGTCTTTTTTCATTAGATAAAGGACTAAGACGTTGTTTAATAAACTTTAAGATTTCTTTATTAATAAATATATCTTTTTCTTGTGGTAAAAAGTTATTACTCCAATTACTACTAACTTCTTGTAACAGTAAGTCTATATTTACGTGTAATTCCTGTGTAGTCATTTCTTATGTAAGATTAACTTCTTTTAATAATGTATTCTTAATATTAGTCATTTCTTCTCTACCACTATTTAACTCAATAACTGCTTCATCAATAGTTCTACCAATTAAAACTTGATTATAGTAATAAACAGAGCTATTAGTTGGATTATTTAATTTACCTTTACTAACAGCTAAGTTAATAAGATATTTTGTTTCCCAATTTGCATCACTAGCAACAGCTATAAAGAATTTAACTGTTTCGGTAGTTTTATTATAAAGTTCATCAATTTTAAGTAATTTCTCTAAAGCATCTTCATAAGCAGTAGGATTTTCTTTAAATGCTAAAAGAACAGAATCTATTTTCTTTTCATCATTAGTTAAACTTTCATATAACTTCATAGCCATACTTCTATTTTTAACTAATAAATCTTGAGCTTTAATAGCATTAGCTTTTTCATAGATATAAAATTCTATTTTAGGAGAAGCTTCTACATCAACAAAACTATTAGCAACTCTTGAATATTTTAAACAATAGTTTAATAATAAGAAATCAGAAATAGAATCATCTAAAATTACAGCTCTTTTATTAGAATTAGTAGCTGAAATAGGAGTAATTAATGCTTCATTAATATATTCCATTTTCTTTTCAGTACTTGTTTCTCTTTCAATTCTGTTTTTAAGTACAGCACCAACTACATGAAGTTGAATTTTAATAGGAACTCCCATTTTATGTTTAGGAAGAAATTCTTCATCAGCAGGAACAGGAAGTCCAAAGAAAGACCAATATTCATCAACTGCTTTTTTAAATTCAGGAGCATTATGACTAACATTAACAATACTAGGCATAATAAGAATTTCAAGTTCTCCTGAAATTCCTTTTAAAGCTCCCCTAGAACGAGCATCTAAAGAAGAACCAATTCTATAAACTCTTTCAGCAGGGTCAGCACCAGGAAGTCCAACCATTCCAGGTCTACGTCTAATAGCAACTTCAACAGTTATTAAATATTTGGCAAAATCTTCTTTAACTTCTGCAGTTAATACATCATTAGGAGTTACAGTAGGAGCATTAGGAGAGGCATTAGTAGCAGCAGTAGAATCAGTAGCAGCATTAGCATTAGGAGTAGCACTTGGTGTGTTTATACCTTGTTGTGGTTTTACATTATTACCAGTTTCCATGTTTTATTTATTTTAATTATTAAGAATAGTTTTAAGAAAAATAAGACTACTAATAGGTTTAGTATTAGTAGCCTTATAATTATATTAATCAATATTAGATGTTACAATATAAAGAGAAACAATGAGTATTTCTACGGATAGCTACTCCACAAGTTTTAAGGTAGTGAATAGCAGTTTTATCTTGTGATGTAGATAATTGAATATCCATTACATTTCCTTTGTAAGAACCATAATCAACACCACTTAATAAAGTCATACCTTGTTCAATACCTCTAATTAAAGAACGACCTTTTTGAGTAACAAGTTTAACATTGTTTTCTCCATCATATGTAGACATATCTACAAAGTGCATTTCGTGAGAAGTCATAGGTTTACCTGAAATAGGGTGTCTAGGAGCATTTTCAGCAGTACCACCAAAATCTAAATAAGGAAGGTGTACTACATTAATAACATGACCATCAACGTGTCTAAATCCAGTAAAGAATGCACCATATACTAGATTACGTGGTCCACCTGTAATAGTACTATTTAATGCACCATCATATGCAGACCAACCACTCATTTCATTCATAATAGCACTAGAAAAATCTTCTTTACCACCCATACCGGTAAATAAAGTAATATTCATGTTTTCAGTATCAGTAGCACCATAAGTTACTTCAGATACAACATTTTTAATTTTTCTAGCAGTAAGAATACCAAAAGTATCTCTATTAGGAATTTGTTCTTTAATACCTGCACCAAAAGGAATAGGAAGTTGAGTATCAGGGTCTATATTCATAATAGTTCCATTCTCATCTCTATTGTATTTAGATTCCCATAAAGATTCTTCTACAGCTTCCTTAAACTGCATCTCATGTTGCCACTCCTCAAATGGTAAGTAGTAATTAGACATACCTCCTGCACCTTTAGGGAAATGAAAAGTCATCATACGTTGACTAACATTACCACCTACTTCATAAGATTTTCTAAGAATACCAATTTGATTCTTAAGTTTTCCGGGAAATTGTTTATTACTTTCATTACCAACAGAATAACTTTCAGAAACGTTAGCTCCGGCAGACATTGCCCACATTGTATTTGGTGCTAATTCAGAAAGACTAACAAAAGCAGTATTACTTGTTCTGATAATATCTAATTGATAACGGTATCCATTAGCTACTTTTTCAGGTTTAGACATAATACGACATTGTGTACCATTAGGAGAAGTAACATTATGTTGATACTTTAACCATCTTGTTTTAAAAGTAACAATAACAGCTGTTCCACCAAGACCCGGTTTATCACCAGTAACATATTCAGTAGAAGCAACAGCATCTGTACGTCTTAATCTACCAAATACCGGCCAATCATATTCAACATCTTGTATTTCTACATATTTAGTTCCACCTTTTTGTCCTTCTGTAAGGAACAACAATGGGAACTTCTTACTCTCTTTACCCATTAAATGTGTAATAACAGGATTAAGAGTATCAGGGTTTGTCATACGGGCTTTAGTTAAGGATAAGTTATTTGTATAACCTTCATCTCCAAAACTTTCGTGTTGCACAACTCTATAAGTTTGATTACCTTGAAGTGCAAATGTACTATTAGGGGTACTAATCATAATAATAATAATTTAAATGTTTTTAATTAATTAAAAAGTAAGTATATTAGCCTAAGAGTCTTTCTAGTGATAAATTATCATCAGCTTGTTGTGCAGTTCTTGGTACACCAGTATCTGTTATAACTTTAGCTTTTTGTTGTTTTAATCTATCTTTAAGACTTGAGACTTTTTGTTCTTTAGCAATAACTTCTGCAAGTTTGCTAATATCGTATTTTTTAAAACGTAAAAAAGAAACCATTAATTGGAAGTTAATATCTTCTTTGGCTTCATCTAACATTTCAGCACTATTTCCTTCTGCATCTACCGGTTTAGATAGGTAAGTAAGAAAAGCATCTTTATCTTTAATAGGAATATTAATATTTCCTAATTTTCCTTCTTTTACAGTTTCAGAAACTTTATTCCAATATTGTTCTACTTGTTGTCTTTCAAGAGCAACCTGTTGTTTAATTTGATTATCTCTTTCAGCAATATCTTGATGTTGTTTTTGGTTTAAATAGGCAACAGCAGTAGCTAATTCAGCATCTACAATTTCTTGTCCACCTTTTTTAAGTCCTTCTATAATATTAGTAGGATTTGCAATACCTTGTTTTTTATAGTAACGAGATAATAAATCTTCTTTAGAATTATTATCAAGAGCAGTTAGATTAATTTTCTTATAATCAACTATATCTTGAACAAATGTAGAAGGGTCATCACCTAATAACAAGTGTTGATAGAATTGTTTCATTCTATAATCACTGTCTAAAAATTCTTTAATACTATTAGCTTTACCGAGTTTAACAGCTTCTTCTACTACGGTAATCATTCCTTCTATTGTATCATCTACTTGTAGATGAGATAAATCAAGACCGAATTGAGTATTTAAAGCATTTTTAGTTTCTTCTACTAAAGGTAAATCTACTTGAGCAGGTGTAACTACTTCTCCTTTTGCATTAACTAAATCTCCTTTATCATTTAAAGGAAGATTATCATTTTCAATATATTCTTTTAATTGAGCAGCAGTAAAGATAATTTCATTCTTATCATTTAATAAATTACCACTTTTATCAATATTACTAGCTTTAAATACATCAAGTATTCCAGCTTTAAGTTCTTTTTCTTCTGCAGATAAAGCTTCATCAGCTTTAATTAAAGAAGGTAAAGTACTTTCAAAAGATTCTACTGCCGGTTCCCCACTAGAAGAAGGTGTTTGTGTTGTTGGTACAACAGGTACAACAGGTGCTTCAGGAGCAGGTGTTTGTGCAGCGGGTTGTGCAGGTGGAGTAACTTGTTGTACTCCATCAATAATATTGTCAAGGGTTACTAATGGTTCATCTACAGCAGGTGCTGTATTACCTTGTGCTTGTCCTTCCATCTTAATAATGTTTAATTAGTTTTTGCTTTTTTATTATTTTTATCGATATTAAGTTTTTTATCTTTCAATTCTAAATCTTTATTCTCTTTTTGTATTTTATGGTCAGCTAATCTACGTTCAACTTCATTACTAGGTCTTTCTTCATTTCTACTGTTAGCTTCAGAACGAATACTAGCACTATCAACTGCTTTAGCGTATTCACTATCAATTTTATAATATTCTATTTCTCTATTTTGTGCATCATTAGCAGCAATAGAATCTTGTAATGCTTGTTGAGCATCTTCTGCTTGTTTTTGCATTAACATAGCTTGGTCGTTTTTCAACTTTTCCATCTTCTCTAAAACCTTATCTAATTTGGCTACATTATTAGTACTATATAGTCCACTTAAACTTTGATAAGGAGCATTATTTTGAATAAGATTTAAAGCTTGTCCTCTAATAGCAGTAACAGCTTCAGTATTTAATGCGGCATCTTTAACAAAAATACCAAAACTACTTTCACTTCTACTTGCTGCTTCATCAGCATTAATATTAAGAAAAGCAAGAGAACCATCAGTTCTAATATATCTTTTCTTTTTACCATTAATCCATGCTACTTTACTATAATCTAATAAACCTGCATAATCTTTTTCAATTAATTTATCAAATTGTCTTGTAAGTTCAGCAGTAATAATAGCACTACGAACAATAGCTTGTTCTGTAACAGCTTTACCTGCATTTTGTCCAACATCAGAATAACGTTGAGCGTTCATTCCAATCTCTTCCCAATACTCTGATTTAATGAACTTCATTACCTCAACAGTATTACTAATATAATTACCTAAACCCATATCAACGGATTTAATCATTTGAGCAGCAAAAGATGCATTAGGAGCAGTTTCATCTACCCATAATATAGAAGTAGCATCAGCATGATACATAGTACTTTTAGTATTCATACCTGCTTTTTTATTAATTAAACCATATGGCATAATTAATAGTTTATCTTTATTTTTATTAATAAGTTTTTCAGTTTGATAATGTAATACATTAACTAATACTTGATAAGGTAAACCTTGTTTAATAATAGATTGTAATTCACCAGTAAAACTTCTTTCTATAATACCATTATAAGAAAGTTTTTGTTCTCCATTACTATTTAAATCAGCTCTATTAACTTCAAGAGGTCCGCAATCAAGATAAAATCCTAGAGCTCTATAACCTTGCATTATTTGAGATTCATAATCCCATATAATATTAATATCTCCTTGTGCTTTATTAAGTTTATAAGTTTCATCTACTTCCATTTCTCTTTCTTGTCCAATTTCATCAATGTAAGTAAGAACACCAAATTTTCTCCAAGTTCTATATTGAACATGAAACACTTCAATACCACTAGAATTAGTTAAACCAAAAGCATCAGTATAATTAGCAGAAGCATAGTTAGCAGGTAATGTGATAATACCATTTCTTCCTGTAGCTTGAACATCAACAAAGTTCATTTCAAAACCTTTATTTATTCCTTGTTCTAAAGCTTCCATAAGTTCTTCTCCTACTCTACCTCTAAAAAAATCAACTACTTTAAATACAGGAACTATGTTACGTCTAACAGCAAAACTATAATCTTCAATAAATCTACTATGTTTTTCATTAGGAACAAATAATTCATGTGCAGGAACAGCTTCCCACATAACATCATCATGATTAACAGCTTTATATGTAAAAGCTCTACCGGTTACAACCCAATCCCAATATAAATCAATATATTTATTATCAAGGTCACAATTCCATCTAATATAATCAATTGCATCTTGTCCACTAATAACTCTAGTAGTAGTATACTTTTCTTTAAATCCTGCAACATATTCTTCTAGTGGGGGAAGTTCTTGTACTTGTTGTCCAACTTTCATACCAAGTTGAGCTAATTCATTAGCAATATGCTGAGCATAATAACCTCTAACTAAAACAGCTAAACCTTCTTTATAACTATATTCTGCATCAGGATTAAAATCAAATACTACAAATTCATGACTTCTTCTACCAAATTCTCCCATAAGAAGATTAGCAATACCTTTAAGTATATTATAGTTACGAAGTTTAGCACCATAAGTAGGAATTTCTCCACCTTTACCTTCTATATTAAAAGGGTTTTGAACATATTTATATTCATTAGGATGAATAATACCTTCAACAGCAGCATAAAGATTTGCTATCTCGGTGGTTTGATTTGCCCATGTACATTGACTAATATAATAATCAATAGTTTCTTCTATATTATTTTTACCAGATTTTTCATCTCTAGCTATCTTTTCAGCATAAGATAATTTTTGTGGTGGATATATCATATTATTATGTATTAAAAGGGTCATTAAAATAAGATTCTTCTTCTCTATCAATAACAGCAGTACTAGGAGCAACTTGTTTAAATACTGTTTCTTTAATATCAAACATACCTACAATAGCACAAGATATTCTATCAAAATTACCTTTACCATTAAATTTAAGTAGTTCCCTTAGTAGTCCTATATCAAAAACATAATGCAAATTTAATAAAGTATTCCCATTACTGTCAATACCTCTTTTTGTTAGTAACCAATCTTTAAAGTATATAACACCGTTGGCTTTTCTCTGTGGATTTGTACCAATAGAAACTCCTCTTTTTCTACCTTTACCTCCAGCAGTTATATCTTTTTGAAATTGAAAAGTTGTTTCTTCTTTAAGAAGGTCTAATAATCCTTTACTTAATGCATTATTATATACATCTCCCCTATCATTTTCATAAAGTATTTTAGCATTAAAGTATATAGCAGCTTGAAACATTTGATTATCATAATCTTTAGTTTCTTCTGTTCTACCATGATACCATCCTATAATTCTATCTCCTTTAGAATGTGTAAAGTTATTAGCGTGTTCATATATATAACAAGAACCAAGAGAGTCTGTTAATTTAAATTCACCTTTATCTTTAGAAATACCAAAAGGGTCATTCCAAATACTATATAAGTTATCAGGAATACTACCACTAGCATCACGATATGGCTGTTCTACTAATACAAAACAACCTGTTAAATCTTTATCTTCGTCTCTAAGAGGATAATTATTTAATTCAGGTTTAATAAATTGTTTTTGAAATGAATCAGCAGTAGCTTCATCAATAAATTTAATATTTCCTTTATCTCCTTGTACAAAATATCCTTTTCTACCAATACCTTGTAAACTAGGTTCATGTAAACATCTTCTTAATTGTTCATTAATTTCTTTAGAAGGATAAATGTTATTAGCAGAACGACTAAATGCTTCAGAAGGTTTTCTAGGTTCTTCCATTTCATGAGCATTAAGTTTAGAAGGATTATGTTTAACAAGAGATTTTTCATAATCATCAAAAGCAAGACTACCTTGAATATCACTATTACCGTGTTTATCAATAAGTCCCGGCTTATTCATAAAACTACCATGAAAATAACCACAACTAGTACCTTGCATATCTTCATCCCATACATTTTCAAAAGACATAAAATGTCTAGCAAAAGTTTCATAAAATAAATCTTCAAATCCTTGCCATTGATTATCTTCTCCACCACCAGTACCAAACACAATCATAAGACCTGTAATAAAAGCACCATCAGAAAGTGTTTTAAGTGTAGCATCTAATACAGCAGAAAGATTAGGACATTTTCCTGATTCTTCTAAAAGAAGTAAATCGGCATCTTTACCTCTCATTCCACCTGGATTAGTTTTTAATACAGCAGTATATATATTAGAAAGAAAACCTCTTGCTACATCACTACCTCTAAACTTATATCCAATTTCAATATGTTCAAGGGTGTTATGAAGTCTACCTTTATTCCAATCAGTATGTTTACAAATAAAGTTAAGATAATTCATAACTTTATTCATAGTACCATCATCAAATAAAGAACCTGCATCATAAGCACCAACAACAGATGTACTACGTCTATATAAATTTGCTCTATTTGCTACTAACCAACCATTTTTATAACTATATCCTTTTCTACGTGCTTTACCTACTACAAGATGTTTACCAATTTGTCTACATAATTCAATAGCTTTAAAGAAGTAATAATCACCATCCCAAAAAGCAGGAAGACTAAATGTTTTTGTATGTCCACCTTTATGAGTACTATTAATAAGTTCACCACTTGGACCAACTAATGCACCTTTTTTAATTTCAAATTCTTTAGAACGTTTAATTTCTGCATAGTTAAGATATCCGTAATGTTCTCCTGTAATATGAACATTCTGCATAGCATAACTACCGTCAGCAGATTTAATTAATTTTCCGGGAAGAGTCATACCTTCAATACATCTCTTTTCTTCTCTATCCCAAAAAGCATTATATTCTCTACTATCGAATTTAGGGTGAGCTTTAGTATACTTTCCTGTTTTAATAAATTCTTGTCCTACTTTACTAAATTCTGCTGTATTAACAAAAGCAATATCTTCTGCTGTAAACATAGTAAGTTTACTATCATCATTAGCAAGAGTGTGTAAAGGAACTTCTTTATAAGGAGTAGTATATAAACCAGATTTAGGGTCAAGTGTTAATCTTTGAATAACACTATCTCCTAAATTATTTACAACATCAAAAGCAGTAGAATTAATCGTTCTCATATCTTATAAATCTGTTATATCAAAATAGTTAACAATAGCTACTTCTTCAGCAGCTTTTCTATCGTCATAAGAACTTCCAATAAAACAAGAATTTTTAATATCTAATTCATAGTCACAAGCTAATTCAAATATAAGTCCAGGATTAGGTAAAGCTCTATATGATGCTGCTTCAAAACAATAACTATAAGATATAGAGTTTTTTCTCAATTTTAATGCTTTTTCAACATTAGTAATAACATCTTCTAATTTTTTTAGAAATGCTTTAGGTGTAGTAAGTCCATAGGTAACTTGAAATTGATTACATATAATACAAATTTTATAATCTTTATTATAATAATCTTTAATAACATTTAATATATTATCTTTAAATTTCCAATCTTCACTATGAACAGAATAAGACTTTCCACTTAATGTAGTTATAAGTGTATTGTCTAATGTTATGAATACTGCTTTTTTCATATATATAAAATTAAAAAACAACCTCTACTTTAGTAAAGATTGTTTATGATGATTTAACATTATCTGTACCTCATTTTTTAAATAAGGCATTTTTAGTAGTCTAGGAGCATTACCAACAGGAAAGTGAATTATCTCTAATCCATTCTCAATAAAATTATATCCCCACTGTTCTAATATAAAAGCATAAGTACTTAATTGTAAAGCCATAATATTAAATTTACTAGCTTCAATCATATCAAGAGGGTATTTAAATGTTTCTCCAGTTGCTATAAATAAATCACTTTTAATCCATTTACCACCAACATTAATTTTTTTATAATAACCTGCTTGTTGTTTTATAGTATCTTTATTAGTCTTCCAATCTAATATACAAAAGTGTTTATCTTTAACAACAGGACAATCTATCATACCAGCAATACCATATTCTCTAAGAAATACTTTTTTCTCAGCAAATATAGAAAAACCTCTATCAAGATAAGCACTAAGTCTAGTATGAACTTCAGGATATTTTTCTGCTATAGGAGTACCATCTAATTCGTGCTTTAACGTTATTATCTTTTCCCCTCTAGGTGTGATGTTTGTGTTGGTCGTGGCAAAGTAATCTCCTTTACTTTGATTAATACTAAGCTCTAATTCATTGTGGGTAGCATTTCCTCTTTCACAAGCTTCAAAATTAAGTCCTTTCCATTTAGCTACAACTTCATCATACCAATTCTTAAATCTTGTATCTAACATTAAATTCTTTAAAGGATATAAAACATTATTAACATAAATACTTCTAGTTTCAGGTTGAGGTTTAACTTTATAGTTATGGTCTTTTAAACAAGTATACATAGCCCAAAATTCATTATCAAATTGATTAGTATATTTACCTATTAAAGTAGTAACAGATGTATAAACTGTACCTTGTTCATCGTAATACTTATGTTCTGCTTCATTAAATAATATAGTATCCATGATTATCTTCTGTTATTAGAGTTAGCACTACTACTATCATTATCTAAATTTTGAGAAGATATAAAAGAACGTTGTACCTCTACTATATAATCTTCTAAACTTTTACTATAAGAAATACATTCTGTTACATGACTAAAATCTACTATTCTCATTTTATTAAATGTATCAAGTAAATCAATAAATTTAACAGCAGTATTAATATTACTAGAAGGTATATCTCCCATACTATTATTTTCTATAATAGCATATCCTGTTTCTTCTTGTTCTGTAATAGTTTTAATAGTACTAAAGTTAATAGGAGTTATACTAACTTTAATTTCACCTTCAAACTTATTAGTTATCGGGTTAATTATTTGTATTGGTAATAATAATATTGGTATCATAATTATAATTTTATTATTAATCTTCTCTATTTCCTACTTCACGTCCACCTACTGCTAATTTTAATTCTCCTCCTGCTTCTGCATATGCTGCGGCTAAATCATTTTTAACTTTAGTCATAGCAGGAAGTTCTTTAATAATTTTACTAGCATCAAGTTGTAGTTTTTGTATTTGTGAATACAATGCAATAGCTTTATCAATATTAACTAATTTTTCAGTTTCACTAAAAACATTAGTACCTTCTGCTGTAAGTTGTTTCATTGTTTCTTTACACATACGTTTCAATTCACTTATATCATTTTGCATATCATGTATATCTTCAGCAGTATTATAAAGATTCTTTTCTGCAGCAAGATAAGCATTAGCAGTAGAATCTAATTTAAGATGTATCTCATAATATAATAAAGCATTAACAACAGCTTCATCAGGAATCCAATTTTGTGGTAGGGTTGCGTGTATCTTAGCTTTACGTCTTTTTTCAGTAAGAGAAAGATTGTAATATACACTTCTAGGGTCTGCTATAAGATATATGTATAATAACTCACGCTTAGCCATTGACTTCTTTCTACCATCAGCGTCACCAACAGAACCTTTATCCTTTTCTAATATTACTTTAAAAGCAGGATGTTCTCTAACTTCAGGTTTATTTATTTCAATAAGCCCTTGTTCATTAAGTATAAATATTGAATTATTTTGACTCATTACTTCTGATTCTATGCATTGGTCTAAATTGTAGTTTATTATATGTAGAAGCATCAGGAGCTTCAAGTACTTGTTCAGCATCTAATCCAACAGGTTTATTAGTACTTTTTAATATAGCTTGTTTTTCTTTACCTTTTTGAATAATATATTCTTTTCGTAAAGCAACTTCATCTAGTTCAGGGTGAATTTGTTTTAGAGCAGTTAAATTTTTAACAAATTTAGTACCTTCTATTGCAACTTCTTTTCTTTTAACATTAACAAATTTACCAAAACCTGTAAAGAAAACATTAAAACCTTTAAGAACACCATATTTAAAACCTTCTACTTGAGCATTTAAAACATTTAATAGTTGTTCATCTGATAATTCTATATTATATTTCTCCATAACTATCTTTCTAGTTTCAGAGAATATACCTAATAAAGTATCATCTATTTTCATACTATTTATTATTACCTTTATCTGTTAATATAAGTGGTGGATTTTTTTCATCTATATAGGCTTTAACTTGGTCAACTACGCCTACTATTGGTTCTGCTCTATTATTAATAATAGCAGCTTCTCTTATAGCTTCTTCTACAGTAATATCTTCAGGAGTTACTACTGGTTTACTAATACTATTAATATAAATAGCAAAGCTAGTATTAATATAACTAGCAATACCATTAAGAAAGAAATCTTTATATGCTTGTAGTTCGCATTTTGTTGCATTTTCCCCAATAGAAGGAGGATAGTAGTTATTTACTAATTCAATTCGTTTACCAATAATACTTTCACTTTTATCAGTAAGTACTAATATAAAAGCATAATAATTAGTAATAGGTTTAACTCCATCAAGAGTAATAACTTTATCACCTTTAACAAATTCAATAGTATATGAATATTTACGTTTATTAGCATAAGCTTGATTAGTAAGAAAAGCTAATATAGATTTAGCTTGTAGACGATAATTAGTAAGTTCTTGAGGAACAACTTTATTACCTTTGTCAGTATTATTAGATTCTATCATCTTTATAATCTTTAATAGTTATTAATATTAGTTCATAGTCAGTAGCAAATATACAAATACTTTTTTAATATACCTATTTTAAAGCGAAAATTCGTATAATATTTTTCATTCTTACAAAACCATCTTCTATTGGGGAAAAGCCGGTACGAGTGTTAAAAATGTTAAATTATTAGTATATCAAATCCATATACAATATATTATATATATAGTAAATTATAATATATGTATTTTTGATAGAGGTAATATAGGTGGAACTATTTAATACTTGTAAATGTGCAAGTATAGGGTTTCTTGTGGGTGGTTTTGACGAAAGTCTTGAGGGTAATCGATGTTGGTGTTAGGTAGAGGTGTAAGGATTTTGTAGGAAAAAGGTAGAGGGTAAGGTGTTTAAAGAGAGGGATTTAAATGAGGTTGTATAGGGATTGTAATAAAAGGGGATTTTGTTGTAGGAGTTTATGGAGGGTAAGGGGATTTTGTTGATGGTGTTGGAAGGGTTGATGTGGGTGTAGGGATTAGAGGATTGGGGTGTAGAGGAATAGGTACTTATATATTAGACCCGTACACGTGTACCCACCCTAGAAAGAACCCCTACCAAGTTTTGGCGATTTAACATAGCCCGTACTATTGGCTACAATCGTTAAACAACATAATGCTTAAATTAAAAATGAAACTATTGCCGAAATAAATGGTAATGGAGTTCGAGCTTCATTTAGGCATTAACCACGTTCTGTCATTGCTCGTTGCGATGAAAATATTATTTATTAATCATTAATTGTTTTACAATGAAAAAGTCTTTATTAATTACAGGTGTTAGAGTAATACCTGCTAACGCAAAGGTTGCAAGACCTTTAGTAATCTTCAGTGTTCAAGGACACGATGATATTGTATTAGCACCAAACCAAGCTCTTATCGGTTTACAAAACAGTGGTAGAGCATTAGGTGTTACAGACGCTATGTCAGCAGACGCTCAACAAGCTTACCGAGAAACTATTGGTGCAATTGTTACTGCTGATATTTCTTACCATAAAGCAGGAGAATTCTATGTTATTGACGAGAATCATCCTGCTATTACAGGTAAAACTCCTCATGAACTTGCAGGACAAGTTAAAATTGGAGATAAAGTTGCTTATAAAGAAGACGGTATGCGTATTGAGGGATTTATTGATATTCCTTATACACAAGCTGAACTTATGCGACGTGATATCTCCAAAGAAGTTGCTAAAGGTTTTATGTCCATGTTTGGAGTACAATCTTTTGCTATTCCTTCTGCTACTTCTTCTGCTACTCCTGTTATAGAGGGTGCACAAGCAGAGCCACCTTTTGAGCCTATTTCTGAACCTGCTACTGAACCTGCTACTGCTGAATCAGAGGCTTTTGGTAAACCTGCTAGAAGAACCAAATAATCATTTCATGTAATTGTTTACGGGAATGATTACGTTGACAAAGATTATGGTAACTACACGTGCTCGTGTTCGTGGTCACTTCGGTGCTACGACACGTGCTCGTGTTATGGTTACTATACTTGCTCAACATTGTGGTTACGACACGGAGCGTTACGTTGACCTCTGTCTGTGCGAGTAATCGAAGAATTAATACAAATCAAATCAATACAAATAATCGAAGTAAAATTAATAATCAAAACAATGAAAAAAGTATTACCAATTACAATTACCATCTTCTTACTAATAGCATTAGTATTAATGATGATGCAAACAGTTACAGTATATAAAGTAGAACCAGTATCACATGGTATAACTACAATGAAGTTTTATGCTAGTATATCTTTACTATTTATTAATGTTATAATAGTAGGAGGATTAATAGTTCATACATTGTTCTTTTATAAAGTATATAAACTTAATAAAAAGAAAGCTAGAATGAAAGCTATGGTTGATGATGCTATTAAGACTATATTTAAAGATGATAAATATTTTGAATCTAGTAGTATTAAGAAAGAAGATTTTGATAAGGCTATGAAAGAGGATATATTTGAACGTAAGGTAGATGATAGTATGAAGATGAAACATGAAGATATATTTGGTAAACCTATTAGGAAGAGTAATAAGGTTAGAGTTGATGGGGATGGAGATAGTGATTAAGGTGTTAAGGGTTTGGGGAGTGTTATAGCTGATTGGAATAATCGTGAGAGAGATGAACCATAGGCACAAGCACGTAGAGGCAGGAGAGGTAGTGATAGTTAATAGTATTGTTGGTTAATACTCAAATTATACAAGTCATTTTACTCCTGCATTCTCCCCTAATCATAACCCTCATAATAAACACCATCAAAACCCTACACACACACACCCTAATAACCCTATTCCTATTCCAATCCACACACAACAACCTCAACAACCTACTAAACCTTATACACCATTAACACCAATACACGACCATTACAATACAATTACAGTAACCAATGTGATTATCAACAACTTACCTAATACTACAATATTACAATGTATAGACCAAGAAAAATACAAGTTTGTAGCACTGCTACTGCACTTAAAGCATCTAATAGAAGATTTCTTATTATTAGAAAAGAAAAAGATGATAAAACTATTAATATGATTCATATTAAATCCTTAACAGCTGAAACAGGTGAAGAATTAGGAGCAGGTAGTCATCTATCAATTAATAAAAAGGTAAAGTATTCATCAATAGGTTTAACTGATGATGCTGCTAAAGAACTTTATGTATGTTTACATCATTATTTAAAAAATAGTATAAATATACCAAATACACAATAATCATGATGAAACACATTATACTAAATGCAATAATAGTAATAATTATTATACTAATAGGTAATTTATATATTGGTTATTATTTGAAGATTAAATCAATTAACAATCTTAAAAATAAAGGTCATGAATCAGTTTAAAAGAGCACAAGTAATAATGTTACCTACAAAAGATAAAAATTCAGGTATTATTCTTAGTAATAAAAAACCTTATATATATAATAGAATAGGAAAAAATAATAATTTACTAGGTAATGATGATTCAGTATCTTTTCAACATTTATCTATTATTTCAGATGATGAAATTAAAAAAAAGGATTGGTATATTAAAGCAGGTTGTGAATTACCTATTAAGGCAAGTTATAATATAGGTTTATGTAAAAATCGTAAAAAAATTATAGCTACAATAGATACTTCATTAAAAATTACTAAATCTGTTACTCATTCAAGTCCTAATAATACAAATAGTATTAGAAAAGAATTAATTGTAGAAACATTACCTCAACCATCACAACAATTTATTGAAAGATATATTGAATCTTATAATAAAGGTGAAGTTATTACTGATGTATTAGTTGAGTATGAAACTAAATGTATTGGTTGTGGTGCTTATGTTAATAAAGATATGAAATATTGTTCTTATCCTGTACCTGATGAACATAATAGATGTTTACATGATGTACTTAAAGTAAATTCTAAAGACAATACTATTACAATTAAAAAACTAAAAGATAGTTGGAGTAGAGAAGAGGTTATTGAATTTGCTTATAATTTATTAAAAGCTACGGGTAAAGAAATTAAAGCAGAAATGGTAGAAATTAGAACAAATCCTCATATTGAATTTACAGGAGTAGATGAATGGATTGAAGAAAACTTATAAACAAACACAAATAAAACCAATACAAGATTATGAACACAGAAAACATAGAAACAGTAAAAGCTCCTATTGATTTAACATCTAACTTAACCAATGAGAGTGTATTAATACCTAGAAAAGTATTAGATGCTTTAATAGGTAATCTTATGATGGTTAACTTTGACTATTATAGAAAAAGTTTATCTAATAAAATATTAGATGCTAAATCAATGAAAGATTTAAAAGATATAATATTCTTTGAAGCTGAATATTGGAATACTCTTGATAAGTATGAAACTATACTAAAAGAAGAGATTGAAATAGAAGTAACAGCTGATGAAGCTACTGAAAGTGTTGAATATAAAGCTCATTAAGCTATGTCAATACAAATAGCACGTTTATCAGCTGACATTGAAGTAGGAGGAACTATTCATAAAATTAACTACGTTCAAACAAAATTGGACGTAGTTAAATTTGCAGGAGGTTCTGAAAGAGGAACATCATTACAACTATCATTTCTAAATGAAGATAAAGAAAGACAACATATTCAATTAGATAATGATAATGTAAAAGAATTAATACAAGCATTAATAGAATATTTTAAATAATAATCATGACAAAAGTAAAAGAAATAACAGTAGCTATTGCACAACATAGTTTCTTTATAATAGAAGAAAATAATAAAGTTAATAGAATTATTGATGGTAATGAAGGAGATAATACTGTATTTAAAATAGTTAATTTATCGCCTTCAATAGCTTTAAAACTTACTGATTTTTTATTAGATGCTGTCGATAAAGATATTCTTGTAAAGTTATTTAATGATACACATTCATTAATTTTTAATCCAAAATAATAATATGTTTGACATGAATTATATAATACTAACTATAGCCATTATCGTTGTATTTGGACTAATAGTAACTTTATTAGTTATGAAGATATCTTCTGCTACTATTAAAGAAAGACAACATGATGTTGCATTTAATTGTGATATATATACTCCTTTTAATGATAAAGAAGTGTATGAAAGACAGTATAGTGTTACAATACACTATTTAGATAATCTTATCCAACTTTTAGAAAGTTCAGATTATGCTATTAAAGATGGAACAATTGCAAGATTTAAGGGAAATTATTATATTTATTGTACTACTAGTATACATAAAGATAAATGGATTCCTTGTAATGTTGTTCTTATTGCAGATAAAATTAAATTTATATCCATAAAACAAGATGTACTACTTAAACAAAAACCTTAGAATATCTACACCTGCTCTTATTACTTTACTTGAAGCTAATAATTTCAAGATTAATAAAGATGAAACAAAAGTAATTATTGTAGATAAAATCAGACTTAGTGAAGCTTCTTGTACTTTAGAAGAAGCTCACACAGAATTAAAACGATTATCTCCTATTTATAATAAATATGAAAAAGTACCTGAAAATCTACTTAAACTTAAAACAATAAATCATATGTTTATTGATATTGAGAAAGAATATAGAGAATTAAGAGAAAAACTTGTTTATTATTATTGTATTCAAAATTGTGTTAAACGATTAGGAAGAGTTAATAAAATAATCGAAAAATCTATTACTACTCCTTTTGCTATTGATAGCCCTTGTGATAGTAATACTCCGACATAATATGTGCCGATATATTAGAGTCACTACCTGTAAAGGTGGCAGCATAGAAATATGCCTTACACATAGTAATATGTTATCAGTTAACCAATAACACTGATATTAATGTAAGTAGTTAATAAGAATCTTATTAACATTGTGCAAATAGACAACACTCCTGCTTGTGTTTCTATTAAGTATTAACAAAAAAACAACCAAATAATGGAAGCATTTAAAGACTATTACAAATTTCCACTCAAACAAGAACCAGTATTAGAAGAAGTAGTATTAACTGCTGATGATAATTTTGCTATTGAGTTTGTAGAAGAAGATGATAAAAAAGGATTATATCTTTCTGATGTAACTAAAAAAGAAATAATTCATGCTCTTAATAAAGGAAATAAAATACAACAGTATTTTCCTAATCTTAATATTGAAGGAAGTTATATTAAATCAGGTAACAAAACTCTTATATCTATAAGAGGTTGGGGTAATCTTACTGGTATTGGTGGACATAATTTAGATGTTGATAAAGCTAAATCTATTCAACATCAATTTGCTCTTTATATAGTTAATTGTTTGACTAAATCTTTATAGATATGAGCAAAGAAAAACGACCTAGAATAGCAATAGGACAATTAGTTCGTTCAACAAATGAAGTACAACAAAGTTGTATTAGACAATTATGCATTGCTCAATATTATAATCCTAATAATTATACTCGTATTAAACGAAAAGTAATACAATCAGAAGATGAACAAGAAAAAACCAATTAAATAAATAACTAATAATGAAGAAGAAGCCTAAGTATGTGGTAGTAGTACCTACACATAGAAGAACAGGTGCAACAGCTCCTGCAATTACAACATCAGTAACATATGTTAATATTGATGATTTAAATAATAATGATCGAAAAAGAGCAATAGATGAAGCTGAACAAGCATCAAGACTAAGTGCTTCTGATGAATACGATTTTAGAATCAAAGAAAACTAAGATTGTAGAGGTTAAACATTGAAACCTTGTATCTAAATCACCTGATACAAAAGAAAGAGTATCGAAAATAGTAATATATAAGATGCTCCACACAACACTTGAAATGGTATTTGAGAGTGAACATAGGATATTAGTAGTATTTAGAGATACTTATAGTGATATATCTGTTGATATATCTGTTGATGTGTGATGGGTTACCAGCATGACCATTATAAATAATAAAAGTATTAGATAACAAATCTAAAATTGGGATACTTAAAGTTTATGATGGTGCTAATGATTAAAAAGGAGAAATCCATAAAGATACTCATTTTTGGTTGAGTTTTATTTGTTTGTTTGATGTACTACCCCGCTACACTTACATAGTGTAGCGGAATTACATTTTTACCCCTTTGTAGTACTATAATATTACTTTAGATATAAAGTTCAATACAAGTGTTTAAAATAAGCCAAGAATTTTACTAATGATGATATTTACCCCAATAGAAGATAGTGTTCGTTTGAGGTAATTGAAATATATCATTATATTAGTGATAATATTAATGCTCATATTACAGACAAAACAAACATTCCCTCTATTGGGAAAAATATTAACTATAGAAACTTTAATAATTATATATATATGGCGTTAGAACTAGAACAAATCAAATTGAAACATGGTCTTCTACTAATAGAAGAAGAAAAACCAATGGTAGCAACACACTCAGGTGGTGTAGCTAAAACACAAGACACTATTAATGCAGAAATTGCAAAAAAACAAATTTACATAGGTAAAGTTGTTAAAGTAATTAAATCATTAAAAGACGAAGATGAAGATTGTATTGATTGCAAAGAAGGTGACATAGTATGTTATCAAAAACAAGCTTGTGACCCTTTTGATATTCCTATTAATGGATATAACAATCTTAAAACAATAAGACCTGTTTATATCATTGCTATTATTACAAGTGAGTAATGTAATCACAAAATATCTATTAGAACAAGGAGAACTTATTGCACAAACTACCAGCTATGGTAGAGCAGAAAAATTCAATAAAACTCTTGAAGCTATAGAAAAAGAAAGACCTAATTGGGTAACTAGAATAGGTTATTTTAAAAAACTTATTGTTCCAAATAAAATAGAGTTTAATAATGTTAATAAAGAACCTTATCCTATAACTCTAAGCATACTTCCTACATTAGATGTTCCAAAAGAAAATATTAAATATGAAATACTATTTACTATTGGAAGTGAAGATGATGGAAAATTATTAAGTTATATAGAAATAGAAGAACCTTAACTATTTATACTCTCTCATATGGATAAAAATACACCCAATTTAGAACATGATAAATATCCACAAGTATTTAATAGAGAATATCCTATTAAAGATATGTCTGTTGGATATTTAAAGACTCAAATTGAAAAGATAGAAAGAACTGAAATTAATTCTGAATATCTTAAAGATTTGAAAGCTGAATATAAATTTAAAACAACTATTAGATTTGTATCTCTTACAACTAAAACTAATTGTGATTTTACAATTAAATCAAAAATTACTATAACCCTTAATCCTAATAATCTAAAATAAAAATGAACGATAGATTCAAAATCCTTAAAGGAACGCCACAAGATGTAGAAGAAGTATTAAATGAACTTGTAACAAAAGGACAATTTGTTAAAGTAATTAGTAGTTGTGCTATGGGCACAAAAGATATTGCTGTTACTTGTTTTGTTCGTCCTGATAAATTAACTGCCGGTAAAGGTACAAAGTAAGAAATGAAAAGAATACTAATTTTTGATACAGAAACACATGATAGAGCTAAGAATTTTGGTAAACCTGAAGATGATTTAACTAATTATCCTTATGTTTTACAAATTGCTGGTAAAATCATTGAAGTTGATGAAACTCTTGCAGATTTTAATCCTAAGATAATATATACTTTTAATAAGTATGTAAGACCTACTAGGGATAACAAAGAATTTATAATAACTCCTGCTTCTAAAAAAATACATAATTTATCAGAAGAATTACTTTTTAAAGAAGGAGAAGATATTAAAGATATTAGTTATCACTTTAATGGATTAGCAAATGCAGTAGATTATATAGTTGCTCATAACATTCAATTTGATAGAAATGTTATGGCTTCTGAATTACTTAGATTAGGCATTAAACCTACAGCTAAAAAAGGTTGTAGAGCATTTTGTACTATGAAATATAATACTAACATTATTAAACTTCCTAATCCTAACTACCCTAATAGTTTTAAATTTCCATCATTAAGTGATATGTATTTGTATTACTTCAAAAAGGAATTAGCAGAGAACTATAAAGCACATGATGCTATGGGTGATGTAGACGCATTAACAGATTGTGTATTAGTTATGCTATTAACTGATAATAATTTTGCTGAATGGATTAAAGGAAATGTTGAAGATATTTATTAACATATTTTAATATTACATTTAATGACTCTTACACCTGACCAAGAGTTAGCAAAAACACAAATATTAGCATGGGCTGAAAACACTATTCTTAAAACTGATTATGATTATTTTATTACACTAGCAGGTTATGCTGGTACTGGTAAAACAACTGTAATTAATAATATCTTACAACAGTTAAGACATAAAAAGATAGTGGTTTCAGCTCCTACACATAAAGCTAAAAATGTAATTGCTGCCTCTACAAATAAAACTGCTGAAACTATACAAAAACTATTAGGTTTAAGACCTGATGTTGATTTAGCAGATTTTAATCCTAATAAACCTGTTTTTATGCAAATGGCAGAAGAAACTATTCAATTTTATAACATACTTGTTATAGATGAAAGTTCTATGCTTAATGAAGCCGCTGTTAATCTTATTTTTGAAAAAGCAGTTAAACACAGAGTTAAAGTAATTTTTATGGGAGATAAATATCAACTTCCTCCAGTAGGAGAAGTATTAAGTAAAATATTTAATCTACCCAATGTTGTATATTTAGATACTATTGTTAGACAATCTAATACTAACCCTAATCAAAAGTTAATTGAAATAGCTAGAGATGATGTTAGAAATGGAACTGACCATATTCATAAATATATTAAAGAAGTTAAACATGATATGAATGACAAAGAAGGATTTAAAGTCCTTAATAAAGAACATTTTTATCCTGCATTAATAGAAAAGTATTATGATGCTGAATACAATCAAAATCCTAATTTAGTTAAAACTATTGCATGGACAAATAAATCTGTTAAAGCATTAAATCTTTATATTAGAAGTAAACTTCTTCCTAATAGTGATTTAGTTACAGTAGGTGATATTCTTATGGGATATAAACCTATTACAAAAGAAATACAAGCTCCACCTTATTATATTCCATTAGTAGAAAACTCTGCTGATTATATAGTAACTAAAGTAACTAAAAAAAGTAATTTTATTGTAGGTGTTCCTATTGAAGGCTATGATGTAGAATTTAAAGATAAAAAATATCCTGTTTTTATTCTAGCTAGAGAAAGTTATCCTGTTTTTATTGAACAATATAAACAAAGACTTTCAGTAGGTAAAACACAAAGACGTTGGAAATCTTTTTATGAATTTAAAGATGCTATTTGTATCATTGAAGATATTTATGATGAAAACCTTCAATTAGTTTGTAGTAAAGATATTGATTATGGTTATGCTATTACAGTACATAAATCTCAAGGTAGTACGTATACAAATGTTTGTACATTATTATCTGATATTTGTCGTAATAGAACTGCTGCTGATAGAAGAAAACTTATTTATGTAGCTCTTTCAAGAACTTCTCAAGAAAATATAATATATGATAACTCTTAATTATAATAAATATACTCTAAATGGCTAATCCTCTAATTACAACATTAAATCAAAGTCCTAATACTTTTAAAGAGTGTAGACTATATTTATTGGCGAAATTAGGAGATAAAGAAACATTATTTAAAGTAGAAGCATCTAGTGTTGATGCTTGTCTTAAATACTATATAAGCTTTTTAGAATATAAAGAACTTAACATTTCAAATGTTATAAGTTATTATACTTATGAACGACCAGATATTACAAGTTATTGGGAGCTACTTAAAATAAGTATAATAGGTGCTTTTAGAAAACTAGAAAAAGGAGATACTAACTTTGATATAATTTAACTATGATATACTTTGTAACAGAAAGAAAAGAATATTATAGAGAACGTATTAATAAAGATATATTTTCTGATATTATTATTCTAGATAGTATCGAAGGAAAAGAGCTTTATTATAAATTACTAGGTAAACGAAAAATACTAGCATTTGATATTGAAGCTAATGGATTGGATGCTCATACACTTAGTCCCATACTTTATGGTATTGGTGTTAAAGGTATTCAATTTATGTTTGATTGGACTGTTGATATTAAAGATATTTTTGAACACATATTAAAGTATAATATTATATTACTAGGACACAATTTAAAGTATGATATAAAGGTAATAGCAGTAAATTATAATATACTGTTTACAAAACTTTATGATACTATGATTGCAGACCAAAGAATATGGATGAAAACTGGATATAGATTTAGTTATGCTGAATTAGTACAAAGATACTTAAATAAAACAGTTCTTAAATCTACTAGAAATGAATTTATTGATGCAGACCCTTCTACATTTAAAATAACTGCTTCTCATTTATATTATCTTAAAGGAGATTTAGTTGATTTATTTGATATTAGAAAAATACAACAAAAACACATTAAGAAATATAATATTCCTTTTCTTATTTATGGTATAGAATTTCCATTAATCTCAGTTATAGCAGAAGCAGAACTTACTGGTTTTGAATTTAACATAGATTTATGGAGAGAACGTATTAAAAAAGATAAAGAAGAATTATATAAACTTAAATTAGCTTTAGATGCTGAAGTTAAAAAGTTAAAAGAGTTTGTAAGTTTATTTGGAGATAATGGAGATATTAGTATTAATACTCTATTAGGCGGACAAAAATATAATAAAGAACGCAAACCTAGTGAATTAGAAGATTTTGTTAATACTGATGATACTGTTAATCAACCTGATTTATTTGGTAACAAAATGACTACTAGAGCTTTTACAGGACTAAAAAAGAAGATTGATATTAATGTAGGAAATATTAATTATAAATCTAAAAAAGATATAGTTTTTATATTTGCTGCATTAAAAGAACCTCTTATTACTCCTTTAGAAACTATTGCCGTTCCACAACTAGATAAAAAAGGTAAATTAATTGGTAGCGTTGATAATTTTACTATTAAAGCTGATTTATTACAAAAGTTTATATTGTTAAAGCCTAATTCTAAGATGATACCATTTATAGAATTAATTATAAAACATAGTAAACTTGAAAAAGCTTTAAGTACTTATGGTGAAAATTTTATTAATAAAATTAATCCTAAGACTGGTAAAATTCATACTATCTTTAGACAATGTGATGCAGATACAGGTAGATATCAATCCGGAGGAGGAGATAATGAACCTGATAAATATAATGCACAAAACATTCCTAGAGATAATGCTTATAGAAATTGTTTTACTGTTGATACAAGTAAATATAGTTTAGTTACTGCTGATTATGAAGGTGCAGAATTAGTAGTTATGGCATCTCATGCTCAAGACTTTAAACTAATAGAGATATCTAAACAAGATATGCATAGCTATATGGCAACTAAATGTTGGAAAAATATTTACTATTATAGAGCTAAAAGATTATTTGATTATTTTAGTGGTAATATTGCAGGAAAAACAACAGAATTAATAAATGAATATAAACAATTAAAAGACTTATCACAAAACTATTTAGTTACTAAAGCTATAAAATATGTTCGTGATGCTTTTAAACCTATGACTTTTGGAGTTATTTATGGTATGTATCCTAAAAAAGCAGGAGCAACCTTAAATATACCATCAGAAGAAGGTAAAATTGTTATTCAAACTATTGAAGCTGAAATTCCTGATACTATTAAAATGGTTAAACAAGCTTCTGCTTTTGCTAAAGCTAATGGTTATGTTATTTTAGAATCTAGAACTAATGCACGTGCATGGTTTCCTAATCTTATTAAACTTCTTAAAAAAGAAATTAATGAAAAGGATAACTTTTATGATATATCTAGTGAATTATCGGCTGCTCGTAATATTAGAATTCAAGGTACTCAAGCTACATTTCTTAAAGAAGCCGCAGTAGTATTACGTAAATATTTTAAAAAACATAAAATAGATGCTATTCAATTATCTTGGGTACATGATGAATTTATTATTCAAATACCTCTTCATTTAGATGGTCAATCAGATGAATGGAAAGAATGGAGTAAGTCAAATTCACTCAAACACCCTCTATCTATTGGGGAAACTGTTGAAAGTCTAGCAGATGTTATTAAAATTGTATTACAAGAAGTTGCTAATAAATATTTAGAAAATATTACTATTAGAGTTGATTTACAAGTAAAACCTTATTGGTTTAAATAAATGGAAGAAAAAAAACAAAATTTAGTATTTAATAGAATTGCTACAAAAGATAGTACTGATAAAGCTGTAACTTCCCCCAATAAAGGAAAGGTTAGTTCAAGTCCTCGTAATGGTACATCTAATTCTATTAGTGAATCTAGTTTAATTAAAATTACTCTTAAAAAAGGAGCAGTAGTTAAACTTGTTAAAAATGAAGAAGAAGATTATTCACATCTAACTACTTCACAGGATATTATAGATTTGGATATTAGAAATCCTAATGCTATATATAGTTTTGAACCGGCTTTATTTAATGATTTTATTGATAAAGCTACACATAACATTAACCCTTTTGTTAAAATAGGTGATACTGTTATTGTTAAAAAGAAATATGCAAATAGTAAAGGACATATACCTAGAAAAGTAAAAGATATTTATTTTAAGTCTTTAGGTAATATGACTGTTATTATTGCAGTATTACAAGATGGAGAACTTGAACTTTGTAATAGATTACAATTATGGAAATAAATCAAATAAAACTAGAAAGACAATTACTAGGTAGAGATATTTGGTTTAATAATAATTGTGACGGTATACTAGATTATGCTCCCGGAGTAGGTAAAACCTATACTACATTTCTATGTCTTAAAGCATTAGAAAATATTAAAAGACACAGTTATTTAATAGTAGTTCCCGGAGCAGAACTAGTTAAACAATGGGAAGATAAACTTGTCCTTGAATTTCCTAAATATTTTTTAGATAGAATATTTGTTAAAACAGTACAAACACTTTTATCTGAAAATAATAGTTATGAAGTAGATGTTCTTGTTATTGATGAAATTCATGAATTTACATCAGAAGAAAGACTAAAAGTTATTAATGGTACTTTAGTTAAATGTAAACATTTTTTAGGTCTTAGTGGTACTACTACTAATTATAATTTTAGAAGTATTATAAAATATCATAAAATTATAGATACTATTACTATTGAAGAAGCTAAAGAAAAAGGATTTGTTGCAGATTTTGTTGAATATAACATGGGATTAGCTTTAACTGAAAAAGAAGTAGAGAAATATAATATTTATACTAATCGTATTTCTGATAATCTTCCTAAATTTAATAATGATTTAGCTTTAGCACAAAAGATTATTACAGGTGGATATGATAAACATAAACGTTATTTTGTTGGAGCTAGTTGGGCAAGGTCTTATGCCTATTCAAAAGGATGGAAAGAAAACTTAAATATGTCATTAGAACAGCATCAACTATTAGAAGCTATATGGAATCCTAATACTGTTATAGGTTATGCACGAAGTTTATTAACTGCTATAAGAAGTAGAAAAGAACTATTAAATTTAGCAGAAAGTAAATATATTGCTACATTAGACCTTGTTAATAAATTCAATAAAGTTAAAACTATTATATTTTCAGAATCTACTGAATTTGCAGATATAATAGGAGATACTTTAAATAAAAATAATCATCCTACTGTTATTTATCACTCTAATCTTCAAACTAAAATTATTACTTCTGATAAAACAGGTAAATTAATTAAATTTGGTAAAACAAGATTAAAAACAAAAGCAATAGCAGATATTAAAACAGGAAAAGCTAGAGTTTTAAGTACTGCAAAATCTCTTGATAGAGGTTTAGATATTGAAGATTTAAGATTTGGAATTACTACAAGTGGTACACAAAATGCTACACAATATAAGCAACGAAGAGGAAGAACAGGAAGAAAAGAAGCTAATATATTTGGAGATGTACCTGTATTACTTGTTAATCTATTTATAGCTGATACACAAGATGAAAAATGGTTAAGAAATAGACAAAAAGATAGTGTACATGAAATTATATGGGTTACTACTATTGATGACATATCTTATACACCTCCGCCTAATATAGAATTTACTATTAAAGATTTATAAGATGATATCAGAGGATGCGTATGTAGATTTTTTAGTTAAATACAATTTAACTCAAGCACAAGTTTTATTATTATATCTATTATACAAAAATAGAGTAGATTTAATAAGAAAATATAAAGAAAAATTTCCTACTGAAAATGGTACTATGATTGAAGAATATTTTATTAAAGATTTAATTAAAAAAGAATTTTTAATAGAAAATAAAGAAACTGGTGCTATTAAATTAGGACAGAAATTTTATCTTGCTTTTATTGATAAACACGAAGCTTGTGAACATGTATTTAGTGTTTATCCTACTCATATTACTAAAGATGGTGTTGATTTACCTCTTAGTGCTATGGATAGAAATGTTTTTGCTAATTTATATGATACTTATATTAGAAGTTCTATAAATGAACATCTTGAAGTTATTAAAGATATAGAATATGCAAAACAAAATAATTTACTTAACATAGGAATTGAAAAATTTCTTAAAAGTAAATATTGGTTAATTTTAAGACCTAAAAGAATTGAAGGAAAATTAAAAGAAACTACTTTCTTAAAAGCTGATAATGAATATTAAGAAGGCTAAAGAACCATATGTACCAGTTTTAAAAACTAAAAAATCTATTAATGAAGAAGCTAAAATTAAAATTCAAGAAGAACGTAGTGGTAAACAACTTGGATTAAAAACAAGATTTGGTAGGCTTAATATTGCTATTGGTAGATATTTTAGATTTAAACAAGTTACTTCTATTAATGGATTATCAGGACATGGTAAGTCAACTTTACTTAATATGATTTTAGAAGATTTTACTAATGCTAAAATTAATAGTAAATTTACTGAACCTGTTGTTATAGTTCATAATACATGGGAAATGGTTCCGGAAGATGAAGTTATTAGAGGATTAGCCTCTAAGGTAGAAAAGTCGCATTTATATCTATTAAGTTCTGAATTTGATAGAGAAACAGGTAAATACAATACTGTATCTGATTTAGAAATAGAAGAATTCTTTAATGTATTAGATAAAGAGGAAGATAAAGACCATTATTATTTTGATGAAGCTACTACTTTAAATGGTATTATTGAAAATATTAAACATGCTATTAGATTCTATCAAGATAAATATGCACAAGAAATAGAAGTAGGTAATAAGAAAGCTATTCCTAAAGTAGTTGTTGCATTAGACCACACATTACTAACTGTAGGAGAAAAAGGTGAAACAATTAATGATATTATGTTTGGGCTTTCAAGACTTGCTATATACTTAAAAAAGAAAGGTTATATGGTAATTTTTGTAGGACAACTTAATAATGAAATTGAAAAGCTTGAAAGAGTTAGAAATATAGAAGGTCATTTTCCTATTAAATCTGATATATATGCACAAGCTCAACTATTTAATGCTTGTGATACTGTTATTACTATACATCAACCTGAATTACTTGGTATTTTCTTTTATGGTAGGAATCAATATAAAACTAGTAATCTTATGCACCTTCAAATATTAAAACAAAGATTTGGAAAAGTAGGAAGTGTTTGGCTTTATAATGATTTAGGTAAAGGTAGAGTTTATGAAACAACACCCGAAAAAAAAGAATAATACTTTTTGAATAAAAATAATAGGAAATTTTTAAAAAATTATTAGTAATTAATTTGGTAAAACAAAAAAAAGAGTTATATTTGTATCACATTAAACCGGTACAAGGCAATTAGAGAGTTTTATTATCTAATGTACTAATAATAATTGTAAAGCACATGACAAACCAAGACGAAAACAAAGTCGAAGTAGAAAATAACCAAGAGGTTATTGAAAAAGAAAAAGGAGAAGTTGTTGAAGTAGTTGAAGTAGTTACTGATGAAGATAATCAAGGGATTGAAGAAGATAATCAAAACACTAATGAAACTATTGAAAACCAATTAACTCCTTTTTTCGTTTCTAATAATGAACCTCTTACTGGTAATTTTGCTGTTATTAGAGAAACTGCTCAAGCTTTAGCAGATATGACTAATATAGCAAATATTATATGTAAAAGTAAACTTAGTCCTTTAAAAACATCTGCTGATATTGTATTAGCTATTATAACAGGTAATCAATATGGTTTTCCTTTTATGGTTAGTATAGCTAATATTTATCCTATTAATGGTAGACCTTCTATGGGTACTCACTTAATAAGAGGATTGATAATAAAGAATAAGATTATTTTTAAAAAAGTTTATAACTATGAACCTGTTTATGAATATGCTAAAGCTAAAAAAGAAGATGGTAAGATAGTTTTAGTTAAAGTAAAAAAACAAGTAAATGGTGAAACGAAAGAAGTTCCGGTATTAATAGGAAGATTTACTAAACAAGAAGCACCAGAAGAAGTACATATCAGAGGAGAAATAGTAGATTATATTACTAAATATACATTTACTAGAAAAATGAAAGATATAGACGGTTCTTGGACTTCCTTAGAAGTAGAATCTGAATATAAAATATCAGAAGCTCGAAACGCAGGTTTTCTAGATAAAGATAATTGGATTAATCACCCTGCAAGAATGTTAGATGCTAGAGCTTTTAATATAGGAGCAAAAGAAATAGCAGCTGATATACTTCTTGGTATGTATTCAATATCTGAACTAGCAGACGAAGCAAACCTTAAATACTCTATTGATAGTTCTCTACAAGAAACTATTATTCCTTAACAACAAATTATTATTAAATTTTTAATTAAAAAACATTATGTTACAATTTAAAAACATTACAGGTAAAAAAGAAACTAAATCTTTTACACATCCAGTTATTATTGCTAATTCTACTAAAGGAGAATGGAGAATTGCTCCACCTATTCAAGAAAAATTAGAAATTGTTGAAGGTGATTTCGTTATCATGGTTGAACACCCTGAAGATAATAAACGTGTATTCATTGGTAAAGGTGTAAAAGGAGTTCCTGTAATTGATGCTGCAACCGGTAAACAAGCAGTAGATGGAAGAGGTCGTTTAGTTTATGAAGATAATACTTGTTTTGGTGCTGTTGTTCGTCCTGCTTCTGAAGGTAGTTCAATGTTTAAATTAACAGTTGCATCTGCTTGGAATAAATTATCAGGTAATGAAGAAACTCTTGATTACTTTACTTTATCTGAAGGTATTGAAGGAGAAATTCCATCTGATATTGTAGATGAAAATGGTGATTCTACAATGCACGTTACTACTCTTTATGAATTGAAATTCAAAGAATCTAAAGCTAAAGCTAAAAGAGAGAAAAAAGGAGAAGAAGGTGCTGAAGAAGAAGAAGAAGATGATGCTACATTTGAATTAGGAGAAACTAATGAAGAAGGTACATCTGAAGCTCCTGAAGCAGAAGCCTCTGAATATGAAGAAGAAGTTTAATCAACTTTAAATATGTACTTAAAGCGTCTGCTATTGTAGACGCTTTTTTTTGATTTAAAATTATAGCTATTATTTTAAAATTTAAAATTATTACAACATGGATTTGAATTTAAGTATTAATAAAGATACTAGAGGAAGTGCTAATAATCCTATTCCTGCTCCTCGTTTGTTAGCTCTTGCTACAACCATATTTCCTTATAAATATGAATTTCCTGTTGCTCATTTAGTTAATGTTTCTTTTGACCCTAAGAAAGAAGTAAAACGTAATGATGTAACAGAAAATGTTCCTGCTCTTATTTTCTTATTTAAAGATAAGGATAAAAGACAATTTACTCATATTGAGTTCCCATTAGACCCAACAGATGATAAAATTAAGAAAAAACAAGATGCTTTATTATCTCGTATTAAACATATTTGGGATGAAACTATTGGAGCTGATAAACTTCCTGCCGGTGTATTAGAAGGTAAATCTTTTGCTGAATTTTATGAAAATGTAGCAAAAGGATTTAATGCAATTACTTATACTAAAGATGATAAAACATATAAAACTTACTCTGCTAATGCTTTATATATTAAATTATCTTATTATAATGCTAATTTGCAACTTCCTCAATACCCTAATTTCATACAACCTGCTACTAGTGGGGGAAATCAAAAAGTATGTGAATTGAGAATTAATCCTACTTATGACTCTGTTGAGCCTAAAGCTAAAGCTAAAGCAGGAGGAAATCAAAGTGGACATAATAATGAATTTGGTGGAGGAGAAAGTTTTGGTGGTAATTTCTCTGAAGATTTACCTGATATTGAATAAATAGAAACAACAATTATTAATAAGCAGGGTATATACGTATACCCTGCTTTTTTTATACTATATGATAAACTTAAAGTTACTCCCTACTTTAACAAAACCATACTTATTAGAGAGGGTAAGTCAAGAGGAAATAATGTTATATTATATAGGTATTCCTGTTAATACACAAACATTAGAAGGCAGTTCCTTTTTATCTCCATTTAGAAGTGAAAATAACCCTGATAAAAATCCAACTTGTAATTATTATTATAGTGAAAATGGTAAACTACGAATCAAAGATTGGAATGGTTCTTTTCATGGAGATATATTTGATGTTGCATCTTGGGCAACAAAAATTAATAGTAAAACATCTCAAGGTTTTAAACTATTATTAAACAAAATTGCTTATGATTTTAAAGTACATAAATATAGTGTTGATGAAGAAAGAAAAAAATTCAATATTCTTTATAAACAACATATTACTACTAAAGAATTAAAAGTATTTAAAGTTATACCAAGACCATTTAATAAATTTGATGGTAAAACTTGGTATGATAGATGGGAAATTTCTAGTAGTTTACTTAAATTAGGAAAAGTTATTCCTGTACAAGAACTACAAGTAGAAGGAAACGATGGGTATCTTCATACTAAATATGTATATAATTCTTATAATCCTGGATATGCTTATTATGGAGGAGAAATAAATGGAATTATATTATGGAAAGTTTACTTTCCTCTTACTAAAGATAAGAACAAAAAATTTATTACTAATTATTCTTTTATTCAAGGACTAAATCTATTAGTACCTGCTAGAGTAATTGTAATCACTAAATCTTTTAAAGATGTATTATGTTTTAGAGTATTTGGAATTGTAGCTATTTGTGTACCTTCTGAAACTTATGTAATTTCTAAGGAAATTATGTTTAAGTTAAAAAGCTATGCAGATATAGTAGTTACTAATTTTGATTACGATAAAACAGGTATATTACTTGCTAATAAATATAAGAGAGTACATAATTGTTATCCTATTATGTTTACTCGTGGTAGATTTAATCAACCTGATTTTGGAGTTAAAGATTTTACAGAGTTCCGAGAAACATACGGAACAGAAAAAACAAAAGCATTAATAATTAATACTTTTGATAAATACAAAGAATTATTCACATACATCGATAACCTAAACAAACAAGCAATAAAATGGATAGAGCCGAATTAGATAAAATTAATAATTTTAACTTAAATCAAGTTAAAAAAACTTCAGTAATAATTCTTAAGAAAAAAGTAAGTGAATTTAGAACAATCTATTACGTAGTAGTTAGTGCTACAGAAAAAGAAATAGAAGATACTAAAAGAGCTAAAGCTTTAACAGAAGGAACACTAATGGTATTAAAAGATAATAATCTTATTACTCTTAGAGAAGAGGTTAAAACTGTTGTATTCTTAGGAGAATTAGAAAATTATTATCCTAATGATGAAATTGTATATAAATTTCCAAAAAGAAAAGTAGATATACGAGAAAATAAACCTGATTACTATAGAGATTATAGTAAAACTCTTGAACAACAAAAAAATAGTATGTGGTTAGTTAATACTGCTCCTAGTCTTAGACATTGTTGGGAATCTATTATTAGAAAATGTAATAGTAAATACGGATTAATTCTAGAAATTGTAATAAAGAATGAGAATAATACTAGAAACAGTTAATAATGGAGTAATATCTATTATTATTGACAGAGATTTTAATTATACTAATTTAGCTATTATTAAAAATCAAACAGAATTTATTTATATTGATAGAATTAAAAAATCATCAAAAGAAATAAGAGAAAAAGTAAATCTTTTAATAAAAAAATTTGATGTTAGACTAATTACAGAACTTGATAGTCTATTTGCTAATACTCAAACTCTTCAAAGAATTCATTATGATAATGAAATTGAAAAATTAAAATTAAAAGATAATTGTGGTATTAATAAAGAAGATAAAGAAGAGAGAGTTCTTAGATTTACTGCTTTTAATAAAATTTATAATTAAATAACTAATGAAAAATACAGCACTTTATGAAGGAAATGTTGTTGAACTTAAAAAAGATGTAAAAGGAACTTCAGAAAGTACTACGTTTACATTAGGAGAAATTGATGTTATTACTACTATAAATATAAATACTACTTCTGATACAACTGGTATTGAAGTAGTATTTGTTAGTGGTAAAGTTTTAAATCAACAAGATGCAACAAATTATAGTAGTTGGTTGCATAGACACTTTAAATTAACAATCTAAAACCATAATTAATGGAAAAGCTATATAAAAAAGATAGTAAAGGTAAAATACTTGAATGGTCAGCTGAATATGAACACACTTCAAATGGTGTTGATATTCATCTATATTCAGGTGAAATAAACGGAAAAATTACAAAGACTGTAAGAGCCGGAATTAAAGGAAAAAACATAGGAAAATCTAATGAAACTTCTCCTTTAACCCAAGCAGTTAATGAAATTGAAAGTTTATATAAAAGAAAAAAAGATTTAGGATATAAATCTCTTATAGATTTAAATTATAATTTTGGTAATGGTTTTGATACTGTTATGTCTATAAGTGATTTTCTTAATCAAACACTAACAAAAGATACTACTGATGCTGCTGGTAATCTTAAACCAATGAAAGCACAACAATATTATCGTAGTAAAAAAGATTGGGTTGATAATCAAGGTAATATATGGAAAGATAGAAAATACTTTTATTTACTTAACCCATATGAAAGAAAAGAAAGAGGAGCAATAATTATAGGTTTTCCTTGTCTTATTCAACCTAAAATTAATGGTGTAAGATGCACTATTAGTTTAGATGAAAATAATAATGTTCAGATTCTTAGTAAAGAGGGTAAACGTTATAATCTTCCCCATATAGAGGAAGTGTTCGTTCAGTACAAATCAATATTTACCGTATATAAAGAAGATGAACAAGAAGAAATTTTCTTTGATGGTGAATTATATATTCATGGTGAAAAATTACAAGTAATAAGTAGTGCAGTTAAAGCACCAAATTTAGATACAAGTAGAGTTAAATTTGTTTGTTTTGATTTAGGTACAACATTATTTAGTAATTTAAAAAGAATACAATTAATGAAACAGTTAATAACTCAATTAACTTCTCATATAATTGATGCTTCAGTAGAATATTTAGCTACATATCGTGTTGGTTCTGATGCAATTGTACAAAGTATGACTGATAAGTTTATTGAACAAGGTTATGAAGGTTCAATATTAAGAGAAGAATTTGGTGTATATGCTTTTGGTAAAAGACCTATGTCAATGGTTAAACTTAAAAGAGTTATGGATACTGAATTTTTAATTGTTGATATTATACCACAAGAAAAAGATAATAATCTAGGATTATATGTATGTAGAACTTCTGAAGGTAAAGAATTTAATGTTACTCCTACTGGTAATAATGAATTCAAAAGTTTAATATTATTTCAAAAACATCTTTATATAGGTAAAATGTTAACTTGTAAATTTTATGAATATACAGAAGCAGGAATACCTTTTCATGTATTAGATAATATTGTAAGAGATTATGAATAATAAAAGTATAAAAATAGTTAATTACGGTATAGGAGAAAATTATCTTAAAGATTGGGGTATTCAAGAGGCTCTTAGAGAAATATATCAAAACTTTATTGATTATGGTAGCTTTAAACAAAAGATTGAAGTAGATGCTAGTAAAACAGTAACAACTATTACTCTTAGTAATGATTTTAAACCTAATGATTATTCTTTTCTTAAAATAGGAGAATCACAAAAAGTTGATAAAGAAAATTCAATAGGTCAACACGGAGAAGGACTTAAAATGGCTTTTCTTATATTTCTTAGACTTGGTTATTGTATCAAACTTAAAGCTAATAACCATGAAATAAAACCTATTTGGCAAAAACAACCTATATTAGGTACTACATTAGCTTTAAGATTTGCCCCTTTTGATTTAAATGATGATTTTTATATTAAATTTACTATACTTAAATCTGACTTTGATTATTTTAATAATAATTTAATTAAAAAGAAAGATATAGTATATTCACATTCTTTTCATGGTGATATAGTAGATAAACCAATAGGTAATATTTATTCAGGTAAATTATTTGTATGTAATCTTAAAAACATTAAAAAATCTTATAATCTTCCACCTGCTAGACTTAAATTAGATAGAGATAGAAAAGTACCAGGAAGTTTTGAGGTTAGTTATCATACTTCTAAAATTAATGAAGCACAAGCAGAAATTAATTTTGTAGACCAAAATTATGATGATTTTAGACACGTAAGTAGTATTCCTCGTACTTATTATCCTTCTATTAGAGCTAAAGCAGTAGGAGAAAATGTAGAATTTATTGCAAAAGTGATAGATAAAGAAACTAACGAAACTAAAGAAGTTCTTATTACTAATCAAAGTATAAAAGAACATCTTAAACAACAAAGTTTCTTTCAAAAAGCAATTAATGGTATTAAAAATTTTATAGCTTCTAAATTTGGTATTAAAGAATTATTAATTAAATTTAGAAATAATCATTGTTACAGTGATGAAGCTAAAAGAGATTTTGATATTATATTAATTAAATTAGGTATTACATTAGATAATACTCAAGAAGATTTTCCTTTTTAATGATACAAAATAAACAACTTAAAGTATTAACAATAAAACCTAGTGGTAGAAGTAGTGACTTTATTAGTCCTTCTTTTGCCACTGGTTGTTTGTTAGAATGTTTATATTGTTATATGAAACGTAATACTCCTAATGGGGTTACTTTTTATAACAATACAGATGAAATTCTATTAGCTATAGATAAACATAGTAAAAAGAGTAAAATAATTAAACCTAATCAAACTGATGAAAAATATATAACTTATGATATAAGTTGTAATGAAGATTTTGGATTACATTTACCTCATCATAATTGGGAACAAATATTTACATTTTTTAAACAACATCCTAGAGCTAAAGCTACATTTGCTACTAAAGTAATTCCTAAAGCATTATTAAAATTTAATCCTAATGGTAAAGTTAGAATTAGATTTAGTCTTATGCCTCAAAGACTTTCTGATATACTTGAACCTAAATCAACTAAAATATCAGATAGAATTAAAGCTATTAATACATTTATTGAAGCAGGTTATGATGTTCACGTTAATTATAGTCCTGTTATATTATATGCAGGTTGGGTAATAGATTACTATAAATTATTTAAAGAAATTAATATAGTAGTTAAAGATGAATATAAAAATAGAGTAAAATCTGAAGTTATATTTCTTACTCATAACAAAGAAAAGCATTATAAAAATATGCTTATTAATCCTAAAGGTGAAGAACTTCTTTGGCAACCACATTTACAAGAAGAAAAAGTATCTCAATATGGTGGTAATAATATTAGATATAAAGCAGGTCTTAAAGCTGAATATATCGAACAATTTAAAACATTACATAGTGACGTTATTGATTGGAACACGATAAGATATATCTTTTAAAGGCTCGTACACGCACACAAGTCAAACCAAACCTATCTTCTATTGGGGAACATACTAGAATACCAAAATACTATTTCGATTGAATACAGCCCTTTAAAATAACTCAAAATTTTAACATTATGCCGGAAAATAATGAATTTGATGATAATCACGTATTTGAATTTGAACAAGAAGAAGAACAAGAACAAATATCAGGTGATGGATTACAAAAAATGGTAAATCTATATGATGTAGACCATAATATTGTATCAGGTAATTTAGTAGAATCACTTAAAAGTGGTCAATTAAATCCTATACAGTTTCATTTATCTTTGAAAAGAATGGAGAAAATAATTGAATTAGTAGGAAAGAATACTGCTGCTAAAGATGTTATTATGGAAGAAGTTAGAAAAAACTTATCAGGTAATGTTAAAACTGTTAAAATGTATGGAGCTTCATTATCAGTAGCTGCTACATATACTTGGTATGATTTTGCTAATTGTAATGATATTTATTTAGAAAGACTTAAAGAAATTAAGGATGAAGTTGATGCTCTTATTAAAAACAGAGAAGATGAACTAAAACTTCTTATACCTAAAGATAATTTCTTAGGTCTTGCAACTGCTACTAAAGTTATTGATAGATTACCTAGTTTAACATGGACTGAATTAGGACAAGATTGTGTTGTTAGTCCTCCTGTTAAAATACAAAAAGAAGGAGTTAAAGTTTCATTTGATAAAAATTAAATTATATGAGAGTTATTAATGAAGAATTTCCATTAACTATAGAAGAAGCTAAATCTTTTGGTTATGGAGTAAATTACATAGATAAAGTTAAAGAATTTATGACTTTATTCGGACAACCTGTAGTAGATAAACCTGCTATTATGCCTGAAGATAGAAATAAATTACGTATTGCTTTAATTTTTGAAGAACTTAAAGAATATGCAGAAGCTAGTGGATTGAGAGGGTATTTTAATACTTTATGTGAAGAAGCTGAAGGAGAATATGAATTAATTACTAATTTAGAAGACGATGAACCACCTTATATTGAAAAACCTATTGATATAATTGGACAATTTGATGCTTTACTTGATTTACAATATGTACTATCAGGTGCTGTAATTGAAAACGGTTTTACTAATATCTTTGATGAAGGATTTAATGAAGTTCATAGAAGTAATATGAGTAAAATTTGTAAAGATGAAAAAGAAGCAGAGCAAACTATTGAAAAATATAGTAATGAACAAATTGAAGTGTATGCTGAACCTTGTGCACATGATGATAATGCTATTCTTATTAAAAAAAGAGGAAGTGATAAAGTACTTAAATCTATTAACTACTCTCCTGCTAATTTAGAACCAATTATTAATAAACATGATGAATAATATAACAAAACAATTAGAGAATATTATATTTATACTATTGTTGCAATTATTCTTATCTTTTTTATTTGGAGTTGGATTACATTTAATTACTTGTTTAATTAATAATAATAATGTATTTTTATATAAAGATGAAATATATAAATACACTGCTATAACTTTAATAGGAACTTGGGTAACAACAATATTAATATTAATTGTAAATAAAAGAACAAAAAAATGATACAAGCAAAAGTAGTAGCTGACTCAATTTGTCCTAAAGGACACCGATTAACAACTTTAGAAATAGTATTACCTCGATATATATTAGCAGAACTTAATACTCATAGAGTACTAAGTAAAAATAGTGCTAGTAGTAGAGCTATTCCATTTAAAAAGATGATTAGAGAAGTAAAAGCTAATCCTTTTATTCCTTATGCTTTTCAAAAAGACCATTCAGGTATGCAAGGTACTGAATATATTGATAATCCTGAAGATTTAAGAGATGTTAAATTTGCATGGTTAAAAGCCTTAGATTTAGCAGTAATGAGTGCTGAACTTCTTAATGATGGATTTAATGTTACTAAACAATTAGCTAATAGAATAATTGAACCATTTATGTGGCATAAAGTTCTTATTAGTGGTACTGAATGGGAAAATTTCTTTAATTTAAGATGTCCTCAATATAAAATACATCAAGGTACATATAAAAGTAGAAAAGAAGCTTTAAAATATGCTTTATCTAATGGAGAATTAAAACATTGGACTATTTTAGATTGGTTAATTGTAAATGAAGGACAAGCTGATATTCATATGATGTTTCTTGCAGAATCTATTTATGATGCTATTAATGAAAGTACTCCTGTAAATTTAAAAGAAGGAGAATGGCATATTCCTTATGGAGATTTAATAGACTTTACTTCTAAAGAATATTCAGAAGCTGTAGATGATAATACAGATTTAACTTGGCAAGATTATGCTATTAGAATAGGTATTGCTCGTTGTGCTAGACTTTCATATCAAACATTAGGAGATAATCCTGTTATTGATTATAAGAAAGATTTAGAACTTTATGAAGTTCTTAGTAAATCAGGACATTGGAGTCCTTTTGAACATGTTGCTAAAGTTATGACTACACAAGAATATGAACTTAATGTTAAGGGTGAATTAAAATGGACAGGAGGACAATATGATAAACCTTTACCAGTAGATAATGCACAAGGTTGGTGTAGAAACTTTAGAGGATTTATTCAACAACGAGCTTTAATTGATTAACATGATATTAATTCCAATAGTAGCAAAGTCTTTATTTATTAAGGACTTTGCTTTAGTTGAAGGTAAAGATTGGATAGAACATTATTATAAAGAACAATGTGCTATTAAAGAATTGTATGGTATTAAAAGTAGTATTAAATTTATTAACTAAATTTATTAACTAAATAATTATGAAAATAGAACAAAATACAAAAAGTGAAGATATACATATTTATTCTGTTGGTCTTGTTGTTCTTTATTCTGTTTATGGCAGCTTATTAGAACTTAGACAAGAAACAACAGAAACTTCTACATTTAAAATAAGTGTATTAGACCAAGACATTGATAAAGAAACTGATGGTTATAGTATAGAATTTTGTTCATCTAATGAATTAATTAAAATAATTGAAGATTTTAAAAAGAAATTAAATAATAGTAAAAAATGAATAAAATATTAATAACTCTTGTATTTAAAGGAGAAGATGATTGGAGTAGACCAGTTTTTAAACATATTCATGCTAATATTTATTTTGGTAGTACTAATATACTAATACCTAATAAAGAACTAGGATTGATAAACGAAGAAAGTATTGTTAAATATTTTAATGAAAATATAGAACAAATAGAATATTTTGGTAGTCAATTTAATTGTGAACCTAATGGGGGAGCAATAAGAGAAAACTATGAATTAATAATTATAACTAATAAAGAAGCTAAAGAAAGAAGAGCTTTATTAGATAAAAATGTTAAAGGATTAGAAACTCATAAATATGCTCCAGAGTTAAACAGATTAGTATTAATTAATACAGCTGAATATAAAGTTAATGGTATTACTGATTTAAAAGATGCAGTTGATTATGTATTTAGAAGTATTAGATGGGAACAATTAAAACTTAATTTAAAGTAATGAAAGTATCTGATAATATTAAAAGAGAACAAAGAAAAATATTAAAACATTATAGAGATACTTTAGATAAAAGAGATATGTCTATAAATGTTATAACATTAACAAAACATAGTAAAAATCATATTGATAGAATTATATTTGTTGTACATCAACCAGTAAGAATTATATCAATGAATAATCATAAGTAATTATGTTAATAATAATAACTGTTAAAATTTAGTTAAATTAATCGGAATAACTGATAAAATTTATTTATCTTTGTCAGAATAACTGATAAAATTTAAAAATATGACAACAAAAATTTATGTACTTAAATGTCCTAATACTAATGAAATTAAATATGTAGGAAAAACTAATAATCCTGAACAAAGACTAAAAGCTCATAATAATAAAACTAGAGATTTAGGAACTCATAAAAGAAATTGGATTAATAAATTAAGAGAAGAAAAAAAGAAACCTATATTTGAAATTATAGAGGAAGTACCTATAGAACTTTGGCAAGAAAAAGAAAAATATTGGATTGAATATTATATTAATATTGGATGTAAATTAGTAAATAATATAAATTCTATAGGAAAAGGGTTAACTTTTGGAAATAAAACTTCTTTTAATGGAAGTAATGCTAGACCGATAATTGCTTTAGATAAAACTGGAGAATTTTTTGCTTCTTTTAATAGTATTAAAGAAGCAGAAGAAATTATAGGTAAAAAAGGAATTGAATCTGTATTAGCTAAAATAACTAAAACAGCAGGAAATTATATTTGGTTATACGAAGAAGATTATTATCAATTATCTTTAGAAGAAATTAATAATATTATATTAAATGCAAATGATAATTCTTTAAAAGGCTTAAAAGGAAAAAGATTTGAAGAAGGACATATTGCTTGGAATAAAGGTAAAAAAGGTAAACTAAAACCAGATAAACATGTATTTCAATATTCAGGTTTAACAGGAGAATTAATTAAAGAATGGAATACCGCAAAAGAAGCAGGAGTAACATTAAAAATTAATGTAGAAGGAATAGGACAAGCTTGTAGAGGAACAGCTAAAACAGCTGGAGGATATTGTTGGTCTTATAATAAATTAGAAAAATATATAATAACTTATGGTAATAAAGCTAATACATTATCAATTAAAAATTTAAAATAATATGAGTATTATAGCGATTTCGGGAAAAATAGGAAGTGGTAAAGATACTGTAGGAACAATAATAAGAAGTTTAACTAATAAAGATGGTGCTATTTTTACTCCTAAAAGATTAGTAGAATGTATAAATACTACAGGAAGTATACCAGTAATAGGATTTAATAGTAATTGGGAAATCAAAAAATTCGCAGATAAACTTAAAGATATAGTATGTTTACTTATTAATTGTACTAGAGAACAATTAGAAGATGCTGATTTTAAGAATACTGAATTAGGAGAAGAATGGTGGTATTTACAATTAAAAGATAATTATGGATATAAAATACCACAATTATATAATTATTTAGAATGGAAAGATATTAAATCTCCATCAATAGATTATACTCTTTTACAACCTATTAAATTAACTCCTAGACTTTTACTTCAATTATTAGGTACAGAGTGTGGGAGAGATATTATTCATCCTAATGTATGGGTTAATAGTTTAATGAGTGAATATAAAATGAATTATGCTCAACATCCTGATATTGATTATATAGAAAGTAAACAATATCCTAATTGGATTATTACAGATATGAGATTCCCTAATGAATTACAAGCTATTAAAGATAGAGGTGGTATTACTATTAGAGTTAATAGAGTACCTTTTGATAGTATAGAAGAAACAATGAGATTTCATCCTTCTGAAACAGCATTAGATAATGCTAAATTTGATTATACTATTATTAACAATGGTACAATAGAAGATTTAATAGAAAAAATAAAAGTAATATTAATAAAAGAAAAAATTATAAATGAATCCAACTAATAATATTAAAGAAGCTAATACTAATGCTATTAATACATTAATATTAAATTTAAAATCTAATAATTTGATTAATGAAACTCAAGTATCAGATTGTTATCATACATTTGATGAATTATATGAATTTAGAAAGATGTATAATGCTGTTCTATTTAGTGGGTGGGCAGAAGCACACTTATCTAGTATATCTTTAGTAGAATCTAAAGTATATGATAAAGTATTAATAGAACCAAAATATAATGTTCATAAATCATGGAAACATAATGATGGAGAACTTTGTTTTGGAGGAGGTTGGTTTATTGTAAGTGCAATGTTACCTACAGGATTAATTAGTAATCATTATAAAGCTGAAGATTGGGATTTATTTAAAGTACCTGAAGTAGAAAAAGCTTTATATGAATTTGATGGTCATACTGGTAAAGATGTATTAAAAAGATTAAAAGCTTTAATATAAAGTATTGTAGATAAATTAGAAATAACTAAATAAATATTATGACAGAAGTTCAAATTAAACAAACTATTGGTCAATTAGAAGCATCTATTAATAAAGTAGAATCGTTTGCTAATGAAGAAGAATTTAAAGAATATTGTGATAATATTCAAACTTGTATTACTCACTGGAAAATAATCTTAAAAAAAGTTAAAGAAAATGAAAGGAAATAAAGTAGAACTAAATACTAAACTTTATCAAATTGATAGAAATAAAAGAGAAGAAGGCTTAGTAGAAAATAGATTTAATATTTTTAATTGTATTTTAATTACTAAATTAGGTAAATATTATTTATATCAATTTGCTTTAAATAGTTTTGGTACTATTACTACAAAATCAGCTCAAGCAGATTATAATAATATTATTAATATATTTGAATTAGATAAACAAGACAGAAATAAAACTTTTACTGAAATTATTAAAAAGAATAAAACTAAATTAGGTTTTTATTATAGTACTTTACATTCTGTTTTTTATTTTAGTGAAACTAATCAAGTTGAAGATTCTTTTGCAGGTTTTGCTTTAAATTATAAAGATTTAAAAGAAGATGTTAATAAATTATTAATTGGAGAAATACACGCTTTAGAAACTAAAAAGAAAGAAATAGAAGAAAAACTAGATAATCTTATAAAACAAGTTAAAGAAAATGGCACACAATCTTAATTTTACAAATAATAGAGCTAGTTTTGCTTCACGTAAAGAAATAGCTTGGCACAGTCTTGGACAAGTAGTAGATGCTATGACTTCAGAAGAAGCAATTAAACTTGGTGGTTTAGATTTTGAAGTTGAAAAAAGAGCAAAATATTATCATTCTAATAAGCATATTCTTTTTGATGATGCTAAAACTTATGATGTTATTTCAAGAGTTAAACTTAAAGATTCTAATATTTATAAACAAGAATTTGTTATTCCTGATAAATTTGTAACTGTTAGAAATGATACTAATCAATATTTAGGAGAAGTAGGAGCAAAATATGAAGTTATTCAGAATTGGGAAGCTTTTGATTTTATGGATAGTATTATAGGAAAACAAGCTTCTTATGAAACTGTTGGTGCTTTAGGTAATGGAGAAACAGTATTTATTACTGCTAAATTAACAGAAGAATTAGTAATTAATAAAGACCAAATAGATAAATATTTACTTGTTACTATGTCACATGATGGAAGTAGTAGTATTCAAGTAATGTTTACTCCTATTAGAGTTGTATGTAATAATACTTTAACTGCGGCTATTAAAGGTAATCAGAATAAAGTTAGTATTATGCATACTAGAAATGCTAAAGTTAAATTAGAAGCAAGTAAAAAGATACTAGGTATAGTAGACCAAGGAAGTCTAGCTTATAAAGAAATATTTAGTGATATGTTTAATTGTTACGTTAATGATAAAGATGCTAAATCTGTTATTGAAAAATCATTAGGATTAGTTCGAGATGACAAAAACAACCTTTCTACTAGAGGGGAAAATATACTATTTCAAGCTAATAAATATTATCATCAAGGTATTGGACAACAAGAAATTGTAGGTAATTATTGGGGAGTATACAATGGTGTAACTGGATATCTTCAAAATGTAAAAGAATACAAAAATGAAGAAGTTAAATTCAAAAATACTTTTGATTCCGGAGATAGTAATGCAAGACAAAGAGCTTTTAATATTATTACTAATTTAATATATCAATAAGCTAAAATGACTAGACAAGAAAGACAAAACATTATTATAAATGTTTTAACAGATTGTAGTACATTTAGTGGTAGAAAACTATTAGATGAATTTTCCCCAATAGAAGTTGTGGATTTTTCTAATCATTTGATAAATACAACACCTGATACTTTTGATGAACATATCATTAAAACAACAGAAAGAATATTTATTAATTGGAGCAAAGAAAATATTAAAAATCATTGTGTAGGAGAGATTAATAAATTATTAAGAAGTTATATTAGTCTTACTTACAATAAAGAGAAATTAATATTATTAATGTATTATCTAGGAATACTATATAAACTAGATAATGAAAGTATTACCAAAGATTTAAACAAAGTAGAACAATACTTTGAGTCATTACTTATATTAGATACTGATGAATTAAAAGAAGAAGTAGCTAGTAACAATATCGAAGCACAAACCAAAAATGCAGGACACTATTATACAAGAGTATTAGATAATTTTATAATACTACCTACATTAAAAACCAAAGAACATTTTAGTAATTTTATTCCGTAAAAAAGATGCAAACAATTCAAACAATTTTAGTCATTTTATTAGTACTAGTAGCAATAATACTAGCATTAAAAATTAGAGAGGTTATAAAACTGAAAAAACTAGTAAAACAGAAAGACAAAGAATACAGTTTACTTAATAGTGAGTATCATGATACTAAAGACACTTTAGTAACTATTAGAAGAAATCATGTATCTCAATATGAAACTCTTCAAGATAGATATGAACAAGAAAAAGTTGATTTATTAAAAGCTAATATTAATAAAACTATTTATTTAAAATATTTATTAATAGTTATTAATAAAGTATTTAATAATTTAGGTAAACATATTATGTATACTGATGAAACAGGTGTACCTAAAAATATTTGGCTTGTTTATAGTAAAGAGGCTAAAGCATATAAAGTACAAGCAGCTTTTGGAAAAGAAGATATTTCAAATATTCTTTCTTTTCATAATGAAAAAGAAGATATAAAAGCCTTAATAGAAAAAGGTATTATTGGAGAGTATGAAACAGAACAATTTGAGAAAACTCTCGATGTTACAGAATTTGATGTTCTTAGAGAATCAATTCTAAATAAATAAATAAGAAAAATGGAGATAGCAATTAAACTCGCTGCCTTATTTACAATAATGCTTTTATTATTTAAAATGAAAGCATTATTAGATAAGATAAAAGTACAAAATTCTTATATTAAAAGTCTTGAAAAAAGAGATAAGACAAAAATATTAGGAGAGCAAAAATATAAAGATAATCATGAACTCGATGAAAGATTATATGCTTTTTGTGAAGGTAAATTTTATAAAGTCTTTAATGTAAACAGTAAAGGAGAAGCATATATTAGAAACAAAGATCTTAAAACTGGTAAAAGAGAAAATAAAATTTGTGAATTATATTTAAAAGTAAAAGGTATTGATGCTTATGTAGATTTAGAAACTGTAAAGACATATATAATTAATAATCTTTATACTAATAAATATAAAAGTTTTGAAGATATAAAAAAAGGGACTCTTAATTGAGTCCCTTTTATTAATACTTCTACCTAAAAAATTTGTAAACAAATAACAGCTCTATTTTTATCGTTTATCATATGTTTGTGAAGCTGAATTATAAATACTATAAGCTTTAGATGTAAAAGGTAATAGTTTAGATGATGCTTTTACCAATCTGCTATCCCCTGCATGAATACCTGCTTCAAATTCATCTTCTCCAATTAAAGCTTTACCACTAGCATAAAAGAAATCAGCAACTTCTTTAACAATACTTACAGCCGGAATAATATCTCTTATTAAATTTCTAGCTTCCATAGGATTAACATATAACATTAAATCAGTTCTTAATCTAATTCCTTGATTAATTAAAACATTTAATACTTGCAATTTTTCTTCATCATCATCGTCATCTTTTAATCCTGCAACAACAAGTAATAATAAATTAAGATTAATAGCCATAGTAACTTCTGTTAAAACTTTTCTCATATTAGCAGCATCAACAGCTTTAATTTTATTATTTTCTACTAATCCTTCAAAGGTTCCACCTTTATAAGCACCGAATGTATATCTTCTTAATATTCCTTTCATAAATTCAAGTGCAAATTCTCCAACAGTAGTTCTTTTATAAACATCTCCAACTGAACGATATCTACCTTTTACTTCAACTCCTAAGATATCATCAAATCTCTCTTTTTCAACTCTTACTGCAATAGCATCTATCATCCAAGTTCTAAATTGTAATGCAAATCTACCTAATACAGAACGTTTAGCATTAATAGTTGAAGCAGGGTCATAATTACCATGATTACGTTTAATTATTTGATTTAATTTTAATCGTAATTTAATAATAACATCTTTAGGCTCTTCTCCAAATTCAGCAGTATTCCAATTAAAATCATTATCCATAGCATCCCAAACAGTAGTTTCTCCTTTTTCTGTTTGTACTTTAGTATCTTTAGCTAATGCTATTAATAATGGAGCCTGATTAATATACTCTGTTCTCTTTTGCATATTATAAGGACTTAACCATCTAAAGCGTTTATTAAAACTATTAGGAGTAGATTCTGTATAAAGTTCATTAGATGCATCTTTAAGTACATCCCATTTATTCATACCTGCTCTAATCTTATTAGCTACCTCTAAATCATATAATCCAGTTTCATGATTAAAACTAGCATTTCTACCAATACTATTCATTACTAATTTATAACCATAATTTAAAGATTCTTTAGTATAAACTTGTCCTCCTGCAGCTTCTATGTAATTAGCTATCCAACCAAATCCCATATTACTAAATCCACTTAATACATTCCAACCCATTAATTTTACTTGTAAATATTTAAGTAAATTATCACCTGCTTTAGAGTATATAAATGTTTTACCTAATTTAGCTAATTGGTCTTGTATTAATTCTGCTCCTTCTGTATATACTTCTACAGTAATTACATTATTAGCTAAATCTTCTTCTAGTTGTATTAAACTATTCTCTAATTCCTTCTTAGTAGCTTTTTCAGTAGGAGTTAATACTTTTCCACCTTTACCCTCTTCATCTCTAATATCATTATACATATTAGCTTTAATAAAGTTTTCAGTAGCTTGTTTAGTTTTAACAAAAGATTCAGCTGTTGGTTTCTTTTGAATTAATCCTAATCCTGCTGTAATAGGTGTACCATCAGGTCTATAAAAAGACTCTTTATATGAATCCATTACAGTAGTAGCAATTTTAATACCGTCTTCTATTTGAGCTTTATGCTTATGTGCCATTACTAATGCCGTATATACCTTAATTACTTTAGGTAAATCAAAAGATTTTTGTTGAGATATTTCATCAATAGCTTCTTCTTTAAATCTATATAATTCAACATTATTAGGCTCTCTTTTATTTTCAACAATAAATTCTACTGTTTTCTTTTCAACAATATCTTTAATAGCTTCATAGTTGTTTTTTATCATTGGTATTCTCATTTCCTGAACAGGTTTACCTGTATTAGGGTCAATAACACCACTACTATTATCAGAAAAAGAACTTTGCATTGATTTAATAAAAGCATCTTGAATAGGTTTAAATCCTAATTGAAAACCTTTTTCAGAATACATTTCATATAAACTCTTTTCAATAAAAGGAATACCACCATAAGCTAAAGCTTCTTGTTGACTATCAGGAACAAATTTTTTCAAAGTACTAAAAGTATCATTAACAAATTCATAGAAAGCTAATAAAGTTTCATCACTTTTAATAATATCAAAATTACTATCAAAATAATCAGCAGTTACTGCTTCTCGTTTAGGTATTAATTCATAATATTTATGTGAATTAAAATATTTATAATCTTCTATACTTTTAGGTGCTCCTTTAAAAGCATAATGTTCTAATGAATAAGGACTATTAGCTTTTAACCAATTTTCATATTTTCTATTAGTTTCTTCAGTATTAGTAATATCAGCTTTAGATTTTAAGTTATAACTACTAACTAATATTTCTAAATATCCTTCTTTATGTTCATTATATGAATCAATTTTCTTTTGTTGATTTTTCATATATGAATTATAAGCATACTCACCTAATTCTTGTTTTAATGCTTCTCTAGCAGCAATAACTTCAGGAGTAATAACATTATTAGCAGGGAAAAGACTAGCAATATTAGTATTTAATCCTATGTTTCCAATATGATTAAGATAAGCATTAAAATTACTAAATACATTATTAGCATTTATCCCACTAATGAGCATTGCTTTTCTTTCATAGAATTTTTTAGAATATTGATTAACTAAATGTCCTGTCAATTTACCATTTTCAGTACGTTGTCTAAAAATATCAAATAATTCTTTATATCCTCTAGCTTTTAAATTAGCAAGAACTTTATCAGATAATTCTTCAAAACCTTCTAATTGTTTATTAAAATCATCTTCAGCTTTAATATTAGCTGTTTGAACAGCAGCCCAAATACTAGTTAGAAGTTCATTATCATAAGTACTAATATCTTTAAAACTATTTTGTAAAGAATTAATATCTTTAAATTCTGAAAATATTTCATCAATAGTAATATCTCTATTAATGTAAGTTTTAACAAAATTTCTAAGGTATTCTTTTTCTACTAAAGATAGTTGGTCTGATAATGATTTAGCTTCTGATTCAATACCTGCATAAAGATTAGTTAATATCTTAGATTTTTTAGCAACAGGACTAAATAGTAATTCAGTAGAATCTTTCCAAAAATTAGTAAGACTTCTTGCATATACTAAATCTTCTGAAGTTAAAGGTCTTTTTAACATCTCTTCAACTGTCTGTAAATCTTGTTCAGCAAAATCAGCTAAATTATCTAAATATTTAACATCTCCTGCATTTTCTAATAGTTCTGCATCTTTATTATATTGTTCTTGTAATACAGCTACTCTATTAAAATCTTCAATATCTCTAGCTTTTTTAATACTACTTTTTAACTTCTTAACTCTAATTTCTAATGCTTTAATATAATTAGGAAAAGAATTAACACCTCCTTCAACTATTTCAGAAGTTAAACCAATATTTTCATCATAAGCAAAATCAGCAAATCTATTACTATCTAATACTACTCTACCATCTATATTTCTTGCTACAACATTTACTATATTCTTGTTAATAAAATCTACAATTTCTTGTGCATTATCTTTTTGAATAGGAACATTGTTTTCATTTACTAGATTTAACTTCTTATTAAGATAGTCTTGTGTTCTAACATAAAGAGGAACACTAGGTACATAAAAAGCAGGATCTTTAGTAATATCATTTTCAAACAAGTTAAGAATTTCATGTAAAACAGCTTCTAAATTACTATCTTTTTTAACTCCTAATCTTTGTAATAAATCAGTAATAGCTTTAATAAAACGTTGCCAAAGAGTTTTAGCTTTTTCATTAGCAGGTTTATTTAAGTATTCTTGAAATAATTTATTATTAATAGATGCAGCAATAAATTCTTGTAAATTAATAATAGGATAAAGAATATTACGGTCAAGTTCAGTAGTTAAACCTAATCCATGTTTAGAATTATATTTAACTCTATCAATAGCTTTTTGTCCATAAGTATTAATAAGATCATTCTCAACTGATTTTCTTAATGCTTCTAATTCTTTAACAAAAGTACTACTTCCTTTTTCTACTTCCATTGCAGTAATACCATGTATAATTTCTTCTATAACTACTAAATGTAAATCTTCTTCAGAAACAAAACTATTAGGATTAACTCTAATTTGAAAAGGTTCTGCAAACATATTACTTTTAAGTAATACTCCTCTAGCTTTTAAGTTAGTATCTACATAAAATGGTACAGCAGAAAGAAGTGGAGTAAGTCCTTTTATTTTATCAGCAAAATATTTAATAATAGGATTGTTACTATTATTTCTAATTTGTCGCAAAATAAGTCTATATTTTTCTTCTACAGCTAAAGAATTATCATCTAAATAATATTTCTTAGTTAAATCAGCCATAGCAGTATTATATATTTTAGCTGAACTTAAATCAGAGACATTATTATCTAAAGATAAAAATTCATCAGTAGCAGTACCAGGTTGAGGAAGATTTTCAGTACTAAGTTCAGAAAGATTAGAAAATAAATCTAATTGTACTGAAGTAGTATTACTAACAGTAGGAGTACTATAATTAAGAGTATTAATACTATTTTTTGTAACAACATATACATCTTTAATAGCTTGTTTAGCTTTATCTTCTTTTTCCTTACCTACATACTCTTGTCTTGGTTGCCACTTATCATCTTTTTTAACATTATAATTTTCAATATCTCTACTACCTATACCTGCAAAGTTTTTAGTTAATATAGGAGTTTCTGTTTTTTCAAAAACTTTATTATTAAATTTATACCATTGTTCAGTATTAATATCCCATACATAAACAGGTTTATTTAATTTAATTCCTAATTGAATTGCTGTATTAGTACCACCACTAACTGATTTATTATTACTATTTAATTTAGCAATAGCATAAACAGCATCTGAATTATAAACTTGATAAAAGTTTCTTACTTGTAAATTACCTTCTAATGTATTAGGATATTTTTTTCCTAATAATCTTTCTACTTCACTTCTAGCTTTATCCATTTGTTCTTTAGATAAAACTACAGCTGTAACTTTATTATTTCTTAATTGTTGAGATAAATTAGCATTACCTGCATCTTTATAATGATTATGTTTAGTAAATCCAAGAGGTCTACCGATTATATCCCAAAAAGTATCTCCTCCATATGCTCCGCCTGAATGATTAGTAAAGTCTGATAAACTTGTAGCTTGTTCTTGACTAGTAACAGGAGGATTAATAGATGTTATCTTAGGGATATATTCTTTTTTAATAACTTGTACCTCTTCTTCAACTTTATCATTAAGTCTTTCAAATCCGCTATCAGCTTGATTAATATAAATAGTACTTTTACCTGCAAAAGGTAAAGTAATATCATATTCTTTCATACCTTTACTACCTAATACATCTATTTCAATATATTCTTGAATATCAGGAATAAATTTAAATATTCTATATTTATTAGGCATAGCAGAAGGAAAAACAACAAAACTTCTAAATATCTTAGCCCTATCTTTAGCAACTAATTTATTATTAACAATCTCAAAGTTTTCTAATACTCTTTCATTATAAAATTCTTCTGGATTATGTTGAACATATTGAGTTGTAAAAGCTTCTTTAGCATTTTTACTAAATTCATCATTATCTAGTAAATTAGCAGTAGCTTCCATTTCTTTATAAAATCCTATTGTTTTAAGATAATCATAAGGAATATATTTAATAAATTGAGCAGATTGTTGAACACCACCTGTAACTAACTGATATTGTATTAATTGTTCAGCTAATATACGAGTAGTTAAACGTTCTCCATTATAATCACCTAAATATATATCATTAACAAGCATATCAATTATACTATTAATAATAACTTCATCATTCATTTCAATAACACCTGCATTATAATATTTAATTTCAGTAGGTATTTTTCCTGTTCTAGTAGCAGTCATAGTACTTCTACCAATTTGAAGTTTTTCTAATAAAGGATTAGTATAAGGTTTTAATGCTCCGGTACGTTGACGTAAATCTAATATTATAGTACCAAGACTATCATGAGTTTCAGTATCATAAAGTAGTTTATATCTTGTATCATATATGTTGTTGTCTTTCCCCAATAGATGGTATGTGTTTGATACAAGAAATGATTTGAACTCATTAGTAGCTTTATTTAATAAATCAGCTTCTTCATTAACAGTACTAACATTACCAAATCTAATATTAATTAAATTAGATAAAATATCTCTAATATTACCTTTATTATAAGGATAATGCTTATTCCATAATACATTATTAAATAGTACACCATATACACCAGCAAAACCACTAATAGTAGTAGGTCTAATCCATGTATCTCCGTATCGAACAAACCCATCTTCTATTGGGGAAGAGTATTCATAATCTCCAATTAGCTTACTTACACCTCTAATTTGTTTATCGTATTCAGGTAGTTTAATAATTTGGTCAGCTTTTTGTAAACTATAAAATAAGTTTTTACCAACTCCTTTACTATCAGAATTTAAAGTACTTTGTATAACTTTAATTACTTCTCCTTTAGTTTTAAAATCATTAAAAAAGTATAATACTGCATTTTGATATTGAGTATCAGCTTCTCCATTAAGAGCTTCTATCATTTCATTTAATGTAGTTGTTTTTAATAAAGTTCTATATTCAGGATTATAAGACGGAACATCAGTTAATCCTTTATTAAAAGCTAATACACTTGGTTGATTTATAAAAGGAACAATAATATCTTCAGTAAAACCCATTAAAGCCATAACTCTAATAACATCAAATGTATCAGAATTAATATTAAGTTTACCTAATAATTGTTCATTCTCATCATCTAATGCAGCAGATTGAAAAGCTGATATAACATCTGATTTATATTTACCTTTTTCAACTGAATGAGGATTATTTAAATCGGAATTATTAAATCCTGCTATATTAACACTATAATCAACTTCTCTTTTTAATTTCTTATCATATCTATAGAAATTCATATTAACAGGAATATGTTGAATAAGAGCATTAAAAACGTTATCAAGTGAAAATAAACCAACAGCAGACTTACCAGCTCTAGCACGTAAATATTTAGAACTTTGGTAAGTATTACTAAAAGAAGTAAAATCAGCAGAACTCTTAGCTTGTGGTATTTTACTAACTAATTCTTTTAAATTACCAAGACCAAGAGGATTAGCTCTAGCTGTTTGTACTTCTTTAGCAGGATTATCTAATACAGCAAAGTGTACATCTAATATCTTATTCTGTAATAAATCATCTTCAATGCCAACATATTTATATATTGCACCTTGTTTAAGTTTTCTTATTTGACTTGATACAATAGTGATTCTATTAGCAATATCTATTTTAAGATTACGATGCTTTTCTATTTTCATAGCTTTCTTTAAATCTCTACTATGATTTCTTAAAGTTTCAAGACTTTTGAGTACATTTTGTCTTCTTTTTATATGTATATCACTTAAGATTTCAAAACTACCACTAGTTTTATCAAAATAAGTATTATACATATGTGTATAAAGTTTATCAACATCAAAGTCAGAACCCATTTGTCTAACAAAATCAAGAGGAGCAACAATAATATCTCCATAAACGTCAGGAAGAAATCCTACTACTTTAAGTAAAGACATACTATTTAAACCTTGTGTAGGAATACGATATCCAAAAGATTCAAGAGCTTTTTCAGGAATTTTAGTTAAATCTAACATCCCATCTACCATAAAATCTTTAACAGATAAAGCATTTCCATCATTATCCCAAAATTTAAAAGGAACAAGAATTTCAGCATAAGTAATAGTACCGTCTACTTCTTTAGTAGCCGTTAATTCCCCATTCCAACCAGGAACTCTAATAATAGCATTTTCATCAATACTATCTAATGTTTGTATATTAGTATTAGTTTTATCTAATCTAATTCCTGCTTCAGATGCTAATATAAAAGATTTACCTTTAAATTTTCTTTTTCTTACTTGATTATCTACAATAGAATTTAATAAAGCACTAATTTTATTTTCAGAGTTATTTAACCATAAAGGAGTAGCAAAAGCAGTACCTAATTCATTTAATTCTAAACTATTAATATCATTAATATTATAATTTCGAGCTAATCCTTCTTTAATAAGAATTTCTCTTAATTTATTCATATTATTAATAGTACCAGTAATAGGATTAAATTCTAAATCATTAATAAGTTTATTATACTTATTCTCGAATAACTTACCATAATAACCATTATAAGAGGTTAATAATGTTCTACCATCTACTTTTTCTCCTGTTTCAGGATGAACAAAACCTTTAATATCTAATAAGTTAGTAAATAACATTTTACTTTGTTGAGTTCCATCATTTACATGATTTTTCTCTTCATCATAAGGATTTACCTGTTGAATACCGTGTCCTTCTCTAGGAATATTATCTAATAAACCGTCTTTCCAATTCTTAGGAATTATAACATCTTTACCATCTTTAGTAAATAATTTAGGAATATTTCTAGGTTTACCAATTTTAACAGCAGAAGCAAAAGCTACTCTATCAATAGATTCAGTTTCCATCAATACTCTTATTTTATCTAAAGGAGTATTAACTGTTAATTGTTTAATTAATGGATAAGAAGAAGATTTAATATGAACTCTATAATCAATACCATTACGAAGAAAGTTATTTCCATATAAAGGTTTCATAGGTTGTAAAATTATACCTAAATCTTCTTTATCTACTAATCCTGTTTTATCATAAGTAGATAAAATACTATTCATTTTAGCTTTTGTAATTTCTCCTCTTTTAAATAATATTTTAAGGTGTTCAGCTAATGTAGTAAATTCTTGCCCATCAGCAGCATCAATATCTTTATAAAGAGAAGGTATATCTGAATTAACTCCAAATAAACTATTTAAATAAGATAAAGCAGTACTAGTCATTTTAACATCATCAATAACTAATACATTCATAGTTTCATCTTTATCTGATATAATAGGACTCTTACCACCATT